TTGCGGGCGGAAGAAAATCTAAATGATGGGGGGTGGTGAGAAAGTCGCCCGCTCCCTGGCTCATTCCAGATCTGCGGGCTTCTCCCTCCGGTTTGCCACGATTTCACTAGGGTATGCCCGTAACCCCAAGGTCGCGCCTAGTGCCGTTCTCCACGGTCGATCGCAGCCATTTATCACCGATCTCCCTGGCGTGATCGGCAGGAGTATCGCGACGCGGGGTGTTCGACGGGTGAACCATTGCAGGCGGATGGTTGCGCCGTATTCCACTGGAGAAAACGGATATGGCTTCTGGCAATTTCCCTGCCTGTCTCAAGGTTTCCCTCAGCTACGAAGGCGGATGGTCCAAGCACAAGAAAGATCCTGGCGGCGCGACGATGAAGGGTGTCACGCTCGCGACGTTCCGACAGTTTCGGCCTGGCGCAAGCGAGGCGGATCTTCGCGCGATCTCGGACGCCGATCTGCAAATGATCTATCGAAAGGGCTATTGGAACCCTATCCGAGGCGACGATCTCCCTTATGGCGTCGATCTGGCGGCGAATGACTACGCGATCAACTCCGGCGTCGGTCGCGCGGCGAAGGAATTGCAGGCCGTCGTCGGCGTCGAGCGAGACGGCCGGATCGGTTCCGGCACTATCTCGGCCGTCAACCGCTCGAACGGCAAGACAGTGGTGCAGAAGCTCTGCGCGCGCCGGCTGAGTTTCGTTCGCGGGCTCAAGACCTGGTCGACCTTTGGCAAGGGCTGGTCGAAACGGATCGCGAATGTCGAGGCAAAGGGCGTCGCGATGTATCTGTCGATGGGCGGGACGCTCACGACTGCGCATCGAAAGGAACTCTCCGAGGAAAGTTCCAAGGCGAAGGAGACGGCGACGAAGCAGACGACTGGCGCGGGCGGTGTCGGCGCGGGCGGGGCCGGCGGATTGGCGGCGACCGACTTCAATTGGACGCTGATCATCTTTGCTGTCGTCGCGGTCGCCGCCGCCGTCGCCTTCCTGGTCTGGCGCGGTCGCGTCAACAAGGATCGCTCCGACGCCTACCGGGCGGCTGCGGTAGCCTAACGAGCGTCCGTTTAGACGGATCGGCGCGGCGGAAATGGAAAATTCAACCGCCGCGCTGACCGGGTATTTTACCGGGTGTTTTCCGTATCGCGCCTGAATTTATTCACACGAAATCAGTTGCTTACGACGGCAGATCGGCCGTCGCTCCCTCCGCCATCATCCTTTCCGTCATCATCCGCCGCCATCCTGAACGTCTTGCCTTGTTGCATTTTTTGCACCAAGTTCGTCTGCGCTCGTCCGCATCTTGCCGGGTAGTTCCGGTGAATGTCCGGGTATTTTTCCGGGTAGCGGCGCGAGAAAAGCCGGGTATGCCGGGTGGCGACCGGGTATCGAAAGAGCGGGGTGCGGAATGCTGACTGACATGCAGATACGGAAGGCGTCGCCGAAAGAGCGCGCCTATAAGCTATCGGATGGCTCTGGTCTTCATCTGTTCGTCACGCCTGCGGGAGGCAAGCTCTGGCGCTACCGGTACGAGTTCGGCGGCAAGGAAAAGCTGCTGTCGCTCGGCCCCTATCCCGATACGACGCTGTCGGACGCGCGCGCCGGTCGAGATCGAGCAAAGGAGTTGCTACGAGACGGGAAAGACCCTTCTACGGCGAAGCGGCTCAAACGGTTCAAAGCAGTCGAGGGGGCATCCGAAACATTCGAGGTCCTGGCGCGGGAATGGTTCGATCTTAACCGCGACCATTGGGTGAAGCATCACGCCGACGAGGTAATTCGCTCTCTGGAGGCGGAAGTCTTCCCGTCTATAGGGTCGTTGCCGACGCGAGAGGTTTCGCCTCGCGATGTTCTGGAGGTGTTGCGAAAGATAGAAGCGCGGGACGCGAAGGAAACGGCGCGGCGTGTGCGCCAACGGATCGGCTCCGTCTATACATACGCCATCGCGACCAGCCGGGCGGAGCACAACCCGGCCGCGCTCTTGGTCGGCGCGATGGCTCCTATGGTCAAGGGTCGGCAACCGGCGATCACTGATCTAGAGGTCGCGCGGGCGATGCTGCGCCATGTCGAGGCGACGCCGGGACACGCCGTGACAAAACTTGCGATCCGGCTTCTGGCGCTCACTGCGGTTCGTCCTGGCACTCTAGCGGAAACGCCATGGACCGAACTCCCGCCTGGCTCTGACATGTGGATCGTTCCTGCGGCGCGGATGAAATTGCGGAAGCATCTCAAAAACGACGATCGGCGCGACCATATGGTGCCGCTGTCCCGGCAGGCGATTGAGACGATCGGCGCGCTGCGGACGATAACCGGGCGCGGGCCTCTGGTCTTCCCGAACGCACGGCATGCTCATAAGCCGATGTCAGAGAACGCCATGGGTTACATGCTGAACCGGGCGGGGTATCACCATCGACACGTTCCGCATGGGTGGCGGTCGACCTTCTCAACAGTGATGAACGAGCGGTTCCCGGCCGACAGGGCGGTGATTGATCTGATGCTCGCGCACGTTCCGAAAGACGCGGTCGAGGCGGCATATAACCGGGCTCAACACCTGGGGCGGCGGATAGAACTCGCGCAGCTGTGGGGGGATCTGATCACGGAAGGCTTGCCGCCGCCGATGGATCTGGCGGCGCTGCCTCGGCTTTAGCGGAATATGGTCTTGTAGATAGACGCGCGCGGGGTGGTTGCGGGGATTTTGCGCGCTATCACGACGCCACTTGTATCGACGCCATACTTGCGGGCGATCCGTTCGTGCTCAGGGTCAAAGACCATGCGGTTGCCTCGCGCCCAATGGAAAAGCTCGGCAATGCCTTCGGCGCTATCGACTTTCGGGATGTCGGTCATGTGCGCGGGGCCAAATTGCGGAACGGAACGCCGGCAATCATAGGGTCGCCAATGCGGCCTGCGATTGAGAGGTTGGTTGCGATCATGTCGCGCGGACGCAGGCTTTCGACCGCTTGATATGTCTCACGATCCACATGGATTTCGATCAATGGATTGTGGCCTGTCCTCCTGCTGATCGCGTGTGACAGGCGTTCAAGAGCGTCGCGAATGTCTAGAATTTGATCGTCGTCGGTCATGTCATCACCCTACGCCGCCCGGTCGAGAGCGGCAATCCAGTCGTTGACTTCGCTCTCGCGCCACCTGGAGGCCTTCTCGGAGAGCTTGACGGGTGCGGGGAACGCGCCGGCCTTGATCTGCTCGTAAAGCCATGTGTGGCCCATGCCGACGATCTCCTTGACCTCGGCGAGTTTCAGGAGGCGGTCGGTCAAATGTCCCTCCTGTAGATGAAGCCGTTGATTTCCAGAACATCAGGGACGGGCGGCAGCGCGGCGGACGGCTCGATGCCAAGCTCCTTCATGCAGGCGGCAAGGTGCGAGTGCTTCGCGGCGTCGGGGCTGGCCGTGATGTATTGCGTCCATCCCGTCAGTCCGTGCGTCTGCTCAGCGATCTCAAGCCGGCCGGCGAACTCGCGCACGACGAAGATTTTCGCGAGGGTGTCGCCTTCGTCCAGCGAACCGCGCCAGAAGCGGGATGCTGCCTTGCGCGCCTGGGTGGGTGTCGTCGGGCGCTCCTTGCGCGGGGGCTTGAAGACGATAGCGTTGCCGCGCTTGATCAGCGCCACGGATGCATACGGGGTCATTTGCTGCCCTCTCGGATTTCCGCGGCAATGGACGCCGGTATCTCGCGACTGGAGCCGCAATTCTTCGCCCATGTGTCGCATATAGAGGCGCAACGATCGCGCTCGCGAAGCACGGCCTCGGCGATCGCGCACGCGCCGGGAAACGAGTTTATCATGACGGCAGGCGTCTTCGGGTTGAGCGAAATATCGATCGCCAGGCGCATGATGTCGTCGGGGATCTTGCTCATGCGTATTTCCTCAACAGCCGCTCGGCGCTCTTCTCGCTCTCGGTCCCGCGTCCGATCGATCTGTGCGTGTGGTGCTGGCAATAGGGGCCTGTGCCGAAGCGCGGCGATCCGCAGCACATGGAAACGTGCGCTCCCTCGAACTGACTCCACAGCGGCCATTTGCAGCCGCTCGCCAGCGCCTCCGCGAACGTGCGGATATGGCTTAGGTCAAGCTCCGGTTCCGGCTCGGGCATCGGCGTCGGCGCGACGCGGGCGTTGGACCTAACGCGCGTCCAGTTCATCGTTTTCTTGTATTCGCGCGGCTTTCCTGGCACGCGCGGGGCCTTCGGGCCTCTCGCCTTGTTCTCCTGGACGACCTTTGCATGAACCGATTGCAGCTTTACGCCAGCGCGGGCGGCGAGGCCGATAATGGCGTTGCGCGACGGTCCTGCGGAGAAGCTCGCCGCGATCTGTGAGGCTGTCAGCCCTTCGTCGGCTAGCCGCGACAGGGCTTTGATCTTCTCGTCTCGCAAGAGGGTGGGCCGGTGCATTGACATGGTCATTCCGAATAATCGTGGGTTTCGTAGATCCGCGTCTCGACGCGCTCGATCTCGGCGTCAGTGAGGGCGATCGGCTTGCCGTCGTGGTAGGCAGTCAATTCCTCGACCTCGCCACCCTCTGCCGGGGAGCAGTCCTCGGGCGGACCCCATGTCTGCGCCGGGTAAAAGCGCGAGACGGTGTAATCGACTTCGACTTCGATCTCTTCGCCGTCGCGCTCGATAGTGGCGTGCATCGTATGCGTCATGACAGCGCCGCCATCGCGTAGCCGATGCACAGGATGGAAAGGGCGAAGGCGGCGAGGGCGGCAAGCTCAAGCGCAGCGCGCGCGCCCTCGGCGACGATCTGGAGGATGACAGCGCGGCTCATGCTACCCGCTCCTGGCGCGAGTGGCGCAGGCGCTCGCCGTCCGTCATGACAGAGCGATCGCCGGCCGCCGCCTTCTCACGGCGTTCGATCTCGGCGCGCATGCGGTCGATCGTCGCCATGTCGCGGGCGTAATCGTCATGCGCGGCCGGCGCGCGGTTCTCATAGCGACGGTCGAGCATGACGATGCGATCGCGAAGCTCGGCCGTCGAGTAGGCGGGATAAGCGGCGGTTTTGAATGCGGCGTCGGACATGTGAGGCTCCGTTGTGTTTCTCGCAACACACTATGCGAGGATATAAACAGCGTCAAGCGTTCGATGTGTTTTTCGCAACACCTATGTCGCAATGATGGAAGTGATCGCCGGCAGGGTCCAACGCGGCGATTGTCGGATCGGGAAACGCGCGGCGGAAGGCGTCGGCGAGGATGTCGACCTGGTGTTGATCGGCGAAGATTGTGATCTCGACGCCGTAGATCTTGACGCTAAGCCAATGGCAGGAAGATCCGCTCTCCGCTTCGATTACGGGTGGCTCTGAATAGCTGGTGTGAATGATGATCTCTGTCATGCTGTCCTCTCTGGCAAGTTGAAGGACCGGCGCGCTCGGCGTCGGTCGATGAACGTGTCAGTCGAAAGCGCCGATCGGTGCGTGATAGTAGCCTTCCGGCCGGCGCGGCATGACAACGCGGACGCGGCTCGCGCGCTCGGCATCGCGCCATCCTTCGGCCATGTCGGCATCCATCGGGCAAGCGCCGCCAGCCAAGAACATGCCGTAACCGTCATGGTAGCGGTCGATCGCCGCGTCGTTGTCGAGATCTTCGAAATCGTAGTCAACGGCGTTCATTGCCCGGCACCCGTCTTGCGAGAGGCGAGGGCGGCGCGGGCAGCGCGAAGATCGCCAAGGCGAATGCCGAACACGGAGTCGTCGTGCTTCGTGGCGTCCGACAGAACGTCATCCAAGGTGGCGTAATCGAGTATCGCCTCCAGCGCCTTCACGAGAGCGGGGAGGGAGTTCACTGCGTGGACGATAAGGGCGGCGTTGGCGGAACGTTCGTTGTCGGGATTGCCGGGATAATCGTCGTAAATGATGCAAGCGCCCTCGCCGGCTTTGAGCATCTCGCCAGCACCAATCCGGAATGCGCGCCCGCACTGCGTCCTCACTTCGATTGCTTCCCAAGGCGTAGGCGTGTGCGTGTGCGTCATCTTCCTGTCCTCTGTGTCCTCAACAAGGGCGAAGGCGGCGGTGGCGATGGAGCGCAGTTCGCGATACTGGCGGACAACCCAATCGTATTCCGAGCCGCCGTAAGCAGCCGGCTGATCTGGAATGTGCCGGTCTCGGATTTCAGTCAGAGCAGCGTCCAAATCCTTGTTCCGCGCCGCCATGCGCTCGTAAGCGCCTTTCCAGTAGGCGATGCGGTCTTCGTCGGTGACCGGTTCGGCGTCCTCTTTTTCGGCATTGGACCCTGCGTAACCACGCATTCCGATTGCCGTCTCGAATGCTGCCTGCCCTTCCGAGCGCCCGTGTTTGGCGCGGAGGTATTCCAGTTCATGAGCGCGCTCCTCATCGCTGCGACGGTCCCGTGTTCGCGCTCGCTGCGCTTGAGATCGTGTTTTCCTGTTCGCCATCTGTCTCTCTCCGTTCCACAAAGCACCGGGCCAAGGTGTGGACCCGGAGCGCTTCGTTGTGAAAATCGCAACATCACTTATGCACGCCTATAAACTACTGTCAACATGATGTTGCGAAATTCGCAACAAATTTATCGGGGATAGTCCATGGCTTAGACGCTGACAGCCAGTTCTCGGAGCGCATCCGCCCTGTTCTGCCATCCATCAGCCGCGATCGGATCGGCCGGCTGCGGCAAGCCTGCCGCATGGGCAAGATGGCCGGCGTAGAATTTCATCACATCGCAAGCGTTCGCGTCCGCCTCCGCGATCGTCTCGAAGTCTTTTTCGTGCTTCATTTGGTTGTTTCCTCAAGTCCCTACGTCAACCCTATGGGTGATGCATGGACCGGTCAATCGCCTTGTGCGGTTTTCGCAACAGGCCGCACAACAATTTCGAGGCCTGCCGCCGCTGCCAATTCCTCCACAGTCATGATGCCAGGTTCGACGCGGCCTCGGCGGTATTCAGAAATCCTGTTCGGATGTCTGTCGATGCCGATTGAGACGGAATGCAGTGTAATGCCGGCCTCGGTCATGTGCTCGAAGATCGCGCGCACGGTCGGCGACGCGGTGCGGACAGGGAAGCTCTTGACGTGCTCGCGGCGCTGGCGCGTGCCGTCACGCATCGCGGCCTCCATTGGCAATGGCGGCGCGGGCGATCGTTGCGTGCTCACTCCACATCGATGTGGGGTCGGCAATCCTCTCCAGCGCCTCCTTCAGCACCCTTACCCGTTCTTCCAGGCGGGTTCGTTCGGAGAGGAAATCTGCGTCGCCGTTGACAGCCTCGGTCTCTGCCGTCTCGAAACTATCAAACTCGCCGTCGTGCCAGACTTCGTGCGTTGACACGGTGAACTTGCCGTCATCGTGCGGAATGATGCGGAGCGGCACTGTGGCCTCCCAGCATTTGCGGAGGGTGTTCCACTCCCATTCGTGATAGGTGCCCTTTCGAGTGCGCGTATCAGCCATGAGAGGTCTTCTCCTTGGATTTGAGGGCGCGGATGATGGCAGCGATGCGCTTGCCAGCGCCTTCGCTGCCGCTGCTGATGTATTTTCCGGCAAGATCTGCATCTGCGTAGCCCTTTCGCGCGACGGCCGATATTCCAGCATCAGCACCCGCCACCCGCGCCGCCTCCTCGAACGCCTCATCGCGGATGGCGTCCCGCTCCCGGCGCAGGCGATCAACAACAAGCTCGATTTCAGTAGGCACTACCGACATGAATTCGAGGCTGGCCTTCGGGCTGCAAAACGCACCGTTGGGCAGTTTCGAGCAACAGTCCGCCACGATCTGGCGCAGTTGGTCGTTCTCGGTGCGGAGGCGGGTGAGTTCGTCGGCGCAACCCCTGACCAACGCTGCGTCTGTATAGTTGCCCTCGAATTCCCGCCTATGTGCCAGTCGGGCCAGCCGGTCTACATCAACAGTCTGGGTCATAATCGTGCCACTCCTGTTGTTCGTCCGGTTGACCGTCATCATCGACCTTGCCTTGACGAGCACAGAACTCCGCCTCGATCACAGCCAAATCGTCTTCGGTGTCAGGGACCTGATGCCCCGCGCGGTTGTAGCGCGGGCGCTGGGCAGGCATTCCGTTTGATTGCCGGATCTCAGCGGCGATGATCGCTAACTTTGCCGCCGTTTTGTCGCCGGCATTTGCAACCGCCCTGTTCCACTCAAGGTCGCTCTGCAACCCAGCAATGATTGCTTCTACGCCCCCAGGAGGGGGGAGAAGAGCCTGCGCAAGAACCCGGCGGGCATCTTGGCTGAGCTGATCATATGATCCATCTTCAGCCGCGATGATGAGTGCACTACGGATCAACGCTAAGGCAGCTTCGTGTTTGGATTGATCCGATAGCAAATCCAGTTGCTCAGCCATCACTTCGCCTCCCGCTTCTGCTGGTAGCGGTGGGCGGAGCGGAGATCATGCACTAGCGGGAAGCATATGGCTTTTTCGTCCGCCTTTGCATTGATTACTGGCCCACGAAGATCAGGCTCTTCCGGTATGCATCGTTCGTATATCTCCGCAAACGGCTTCACCACCTCGTCCGCCTCTGCCAGTAACCCGGTGAGGCGGGTGACTTCCGTGTTTAGGGCCGCGACGCTATTCTCGTAACCGGCGATCGCATCGCGCCGCCGCTCCAACAGGAAGCCGCATGCCTCGACCTTCGCAACCAGCGTCATGTTGTCATCGAAGTCAGGCATGATGCGCGCGCCATCATCGTCGCCCTGATCGCCGGTGAGTAATTCAGCTATCGCGTTCCTCTCTGCCGTGAGGCGAGCTACTTCGGCTTCGGCGGCTTCGGCGCGTGACTGCCAGTCCTGTCTGGCCCGCATGATCGCGTCGTGGTCGATAGGGCAGTGCGACCAATCTTTTCCGATCTTGGTCAGCTTCTCGATGGGCGCGGAGAGCTCGTCGTAAGCACCCCTGAATTCATCGCGATACCTATCGTCGTCCCACTCGTAGGAGCCTCTGCTTTCCAGCAGCCAACGTCGGCGCGCGAAAGCATCTCTGAATTCGTTTACCGCAGTGATGACTGTTGCTCGGTCGTGTTCCAGTGCAGCCCGCGCTATGTCCCTCTCTGCCGTGAGACGCTCAATGGCGGAGGCGGCTTCGTGCATAACGTCTACCGCCCAATTCCAGGCAATCTTCCCGTCATCGGGGTCATGCGGCGTGTCGATATGAACGACGCTGCGCAACCGGAAAACCACCCCCTCGACAGGAGCCGGAGCGGACGGGACAAAGGCGGAGAGGTAGGCGGTGATAGAGCCGATTGCGTCTGCGAGGCGGTTGGTGAACCATTTCTTGTTGATATAGTCCTCAACCGCCTTTAGACCGCGCTCATCCAGCGCCTTCCGGTCCAGTTCGCCCGGCTGGACGGCAACCGGTTCGAGGGCGGAGAAAATGCGGCGCTCGAAATCGGCCTGTGCGGCGACATACAGGTCTTCGCCGTCCCCGCCGAAGACTAACACGCCGTTTAACCGCACCTCTTTGCGCTCCGCGTCTATCGCGTAAACGCCGACCGGATCTGCTGTTGCAGTGGCCATCAGGTCACAGAACGGCTTCCACTCCAGCGCCTTCACCTTCACGCCCGGCGCTTGCCGGTTCGGTTCGTGTGACATGTCAGGACACCACCTTTCGGAATTCGATGCGAGTGACGACGTTTTCCGGCGTGCACCCGATATGCGAGCCACAGAAGAACGTGACGAACTCGGACGGCCACGAGCATCGATGAGGTGGCGGAAAGCCTTCGCGGATACATTCGGCGAAACCGTAGTCGAGATCGTCTGTCATGCGGCGGAGCGGCTCTTTAGTCGCAGAGACGACCTCGATAACTCCGAGGCGCTCGATCTGTTCGCCGGGTCGAAGACCCATGCCTTTCTTGACGCCACAAAGAAGATCCCCGGCCTTAAGGTTGGCCCATCCCATCCTGCGGGTGACATCTTTTGTTCCGGCGATGAACTGTTCCGTGGTCAGCGCAAAGGAGATATTGCGCATGTCAGGCTCCTGATTTGGAGAGGGTGGGGACGGGGCGGTGCATGACGCTGTCCGGATCGGGGCGCTCGTCCAGCCATTGCCTGACCTGGTCGGGCGCAAGCTTCATCGCAATCTGCGTTGGGAGGCACTTCTTGCCTGTGTCGATGCAATCTCCATTCAGCTCCATCAGGTCGAGGACGAATGTAAACGACGCCGTCTTGATGTCGGGCTCGCTTTCCTCGGTGACGGCGTCGTCGGCGGCCTGGATGAATGCTCTGGCATCGACCTCGGACATGGTCGGCCATCTGGCGAGAGCGATGAAACCGTTCCGCTCATGGTCCGCGACAGTTAGAACGACGTAGCTCATGGCAAGTCTTCCTCTCGGTATCCGGTAACAAGCTCGACCGCACGGCGGTCGTCAAAATCTGCCGCGCTTACGCTTTCGACGGTCGCGGCGCTGCTTTCGACGGCTTTGATCAAGTCGGCGATGGCGATGAAGCTGCCCGCCTTCCTGCCTGTGTTCCAGCCGGTCATACGGACGCCATTTCGGATGATGGTTACTCCGTAGCCGCCAGCCTCGGCGACGAGGAAGTGCAGCAGTCCAGTCTCTCGATCGGTCATGCGATTTTCCCTTTCCTGTTTCTGCTGGTCGGCCTTTGCGCCAGTCCGGCAAGCTTTATGTCGCGCACGCCGATCGGCTTCCCGTCCAGCGAGTAGGATGACTTCCACTCCGCTCCGCGCGTCGTCTCCTTCCGCCATACGGTCGCCGTGAGGGTGCCTAGCGGCGTGTCGACGGCTGCGGTGGCATCGTGGTCGCGCGACCCGCCATCTGCCGCCCACGCCTGCCTCGCGGCCTGCTGCACGCGGTCCAGATAGTCTATCCGCTCGGCCGTCTGCACGCGAACCTCATAGCCGGCGCGCAGCGTCTTGATCGCGCCGATGGCCTGATAGATCTGCGCGTGCGGCTCAGCGTCGCCAATGGCGATCTGGATCGCTCGAAGGGCATCGGTAAGAGCGTCCGCCCTTATGATTTTCTCGCTTACTCTCACGTGATTTGTCACTCACTGTTGCGAAGAACACAACACATACTCCAGCCCACATCCGTCCACAAGCCTCATTTATAGAAAGATATAAACCGGTGTGAACGACAATCGAAAACCATAGTTAAATCATTGAACGACGGCCTTACAAACGATGACCCCGAAGAAATCCTATATATATCAATAACTTAATAATGGGGATATTGTCAGTAAAAACACACAAACTTTCTAATCGGTAGGGATAGGGCTGTTTATATAAGTATGAGCCGGTATATAACCGACTGACCCTCGCTATTTGAAAAAAGTTTGCCCGTTCTTACGAACGCTGTTCCGAACGTGCGGGAGGTTGCCGTAACCATTGATGCGTATTTCTCAACACGAAACGACGTGTGAGATTTCGAGCAATGGCATTGACGGCAAAGCAGGCGGCATTCGTCGCGGAATATCTGATCGACCTGAACGCAACTCAGGCGGCAATTCGCGCTGGATATAGCGAGGCAACAGCGCATTCGCAGGGTCCGCGACTGTTGGACAATGTTGAAGTTGCAGCCGCGATTGCCGCCGCCAACAATAGCAGGATCTCTCGCGTCCAGGTTGACGCTGATTATGTCCTCAAACGCCTGTTCGAAATGGCGGAGGCGGATCGCGCCGATTTGTATGACGCGAACGGCGACCTGCTGCCGGTGAAAAAGTGGCCGGAAGTCTGGCGCAAGGGGATGGTCGGCGGGATCAAGATCGAAGCTCTGTTCGACGGCACTGGCAAGGACCGCGTCCAGATCGGGCATACGAAGGAAGTCAAGACGGTCGACACCCTGTCGATCCTCCAGACCCTCGGCAAGCACATCAAGGTGAACGCCTTCCAAGAGGTCGTGAAAGTCGACGGCGTTGACGCGCTCGCCGATCGAATGGAGCGCGCGTTGCGACGGCTGGAAGGGGCGGGAAAATGAGCGACGTAGATAGGTTCGGGACGATAGGCGAGGCCGAGGGACATGACGACGGCCCGCCGATGTCGCTGCATCAATGGACTGGAAACGGTCCTGGCGTGATTGGCGCTGACAATTGCCAAGTGTGCAACCGCTGGAGCGATGAACCTGAGACGCCGACGTGCCGAGATCGGCTGGATATGGAGCCGGGCAAATGAAGCTCTCGCCGATCACGCGATCGATCCTCGCCGCGCGCCGTGAAATCCGAGACATAACGAAAGTCGGATATGTGCATGTTCCAAGCGGCGGCCGGCTGATGACGCCTTATGGATCGCGCATCATTTCCGTCCTGGCCGCGCGGCATGCGTCTGGCATCTTCGTCCGGTTCGGGGCGCGATGAACACTCGCCCGGCCGGCATTGGCCCCAACCGTGACCCGAATGATGACTTGATCGACCTGGCCCTGTCCTGCCGGTTCGATCCTGATCGATGGTCAACCGTCGCATGGGATTGGGGTGTTGGCGCGCTGGAAGATGTCGATGCGCCGCGCGAGTGGCAGGCCGACATCAACCGCGTCATCCGCGATCACCTGTCCGACCCGTCTAAACGCTACCAGCCATTGCAGATTGCAGTCGCCTCCGGTCACGGTATCGGCAAGTCGGCCGAAATGGGCATGCTGTCGAATTGGGCGCTCTCCTGTTGGCCTGACGCGAAGATCGTCACCACGGCCAACACCGATGGGCAGTTGCGCACCAAGACCGCGCCTGAAATCGGCAAGTGGTTCCGCACGTCGATCACGCGCGACTGGTTCAATGTCCAGACGACTTCGATCAAGAGCCGCGACCGATCGCGCGCCGAAAGCTGGCGGCAGGATTTCATCCCATGGTCCGAGCACAACACGGAAGCGTTCGCCGGCCTTCACAATAAGGGCAAGATCATCCTCGTCCTGTTCGATGAGGCATCGAAAATCCACGATAAGGTTTGGGAGGTCGCCGAGGGCGCACTGACCGACGAAAACACGGTCATCATATGGATCGTGTTCGGGAACCCGACGCGCAACAGCGGCAGGTTCCGTGAGTGCTTTCGCCGCTTTCGGCATCGGTGGATCACGCGGCAGATCGATAGCCGCACGGTTCCCGGCACCAACAAGCAATATCTGCAACGCCTGGCCGACGACAACGGTGAAGACAGCGACATCGTCAAGATCCGCGTGCGAGGCCAATTCCCGAGCCAATCCGCCATGCAGTTCATATCAGCCGACGACGCAGATCGTGCGCGCAATGTGCATCTGCGCAAGGACCAATATTCGTTTGCGCCCGTCATCATCGGCGTCGACCCGGCATGGACCGGCGACGACAATCTCGAAATCTTCCTGAGGCAAGGGCTCTACTCGAAGAGCCTCGCGACGATCCCGCGCAATGACAACGATGTCCAGGTCGCCAACTTGATCGCGCGGCTCGAAGACGAGCACCAGGCCGACGCTGTCTTTGTCGATGCGGGCTACGGCACAGGCATCGTTTCGGCCGGCTCCGTCATGGGGCGCGCGTGGCGGCTTATCTGGTTCTCAGGCAAGCCGATCGATCCGGGCTACGCCAACAAGCGCGCGGAAATGTGGGGCACGCTCAAACAATGGATCAAGGCAGGCGGCGCGATCGATCCGAAGGACGAAGGCCTTTATCAGGACATCATCGGGCCTGAAACGGTGCCGCGATTGGACGGCAAGATCCTTCTCGAAAGCAAGGAAGACATGAAAGAGCGCGGCCTGCCGTCACCAAACCGGGGCGACGCGCTCGCGCTCACGTTCGCCGAACCGGTGGCGAAGCGGCCTCGGCATGGAATTGCAAGCAACTATCATGCGGTAGAGGTCGACTATGATCCGCTCGCGTGAACGTCGCCTGTCCGCATTCTCCGCCTACGTCTCGCCCGTCTTCGGGTCGGGCATGTTCGCGCTGTTGCTCGCGGCGGCTTTTGTCGTGGCGTTCACGTCTCCTTTTTGGTGAGGACCAGCCATGTATAGCAATCTCGATTTGATGCGGATGAAGAACGCGGCCGACAATGGCCGTGCGATCGTGCTGATGCTGTTCGCGCTCAACCTGGTTGTGCCAGGCGGGTCGCTGTTTCTCGCCGTGGCGTGCGTCGTCATCATGGGCCTCGCCTACCTGTCGGATATCCCAATGGGCTTCTCGGGCCACATTCTCGGCGTCGTCATCGCATGGTTAGTCATGCTGCTCACGGTGGCCGTCGCCGTCCTCACTGCCATTTCCATGATCGCGGGGTGATCTCATATGTGCATGCCTATGCCGAAGACCAAAGATCCGCAGATGCCTCGCGAGTATGCGCAGATGAAACAGCCCGACGAAGGCAAGGTGCGCAGCGACGCGGCGGCGCGGATGACAGACAAGATGCGCTCGGCGTCTTCGATCCTCACGTCTGGCTCTGGCGTCAAGGATTTCGCGTCGACGGAAAAGAAGACGCTGCTCGGGGCCTGACATGAAATTCCGGCTGACCGACATGGATGGCAAGAAGACGGTGCACGAAGGCATCATGCCTCGCGTGAAAGCGCCTGATGTTGTCACCTGGGGGAGCCGGGCGTTCGTCAAGGCGGCGTCGCCCGACGCCGCCGCCACCTATCGCGAGGTCGAGGCATTCAGGATCGGCGAATTTCGATGACCGACAACGCGCCGCGCAACGAAAGCCAGATCGCCTATCATCGGCGTCGGGCGGAAGAACTGAAAGGCTTCCGCACGCCCTGGGAACCCGGCTGGCGCAAGGCTGCGGAGTTCATTGAGCCGACGCGCTTGCGCATGGATAACCGGCTCGAAAGCTCCGTGTCGCGCGCCGCGATCCTCGATAGCAGCGGCACGTTCGCATTCCGCACGCTCAAGTCGGGCATGCATTCCGGCGTCACGTCGCCGGCCCGGCCGTGGTTCCGGCTGGGCACGAAAGACCCGAAGCTCCGCGACTATGCGCCGGTCAAGGAATACCTGTCGCAAGTCGAAGTCGAAATGCGCAGCGTGTTTCAGGGCACCAATCTCTATCCGGCGTTCCATACCGGTTACGGCGATGCCGGGCTGTTCGGTCAATCGTGCGCGCTCCTGGTCGAGGATGACGACAAGGTTATCCGCATGCAGCAGCTTATGCATGGCCGCTTCTGGCTCTCCCGCGACGAATTCGGCCGCGCGACAACGCTCTATCGAACGTTCCGCTGGTCTGTGCAGCGCATCGTCGGCCGGTTCGGCTATGCCAAGTGCAGCGGCACTATCCAGCGCCTCTATGATCAGTCGCGCTATGACCAGACGTTCAACATCTGGCACGCGGTTGAGCCGCGAATGAACCGCAATCCGAGCCTTATCGACAAGGCAAACAAGCCGTTTCTCTCGAACTATTGGGAGGAAATCGCGGACGGTCGCGATCTGCTGGAGGAAAGCGGCTTCGACGGCAATCCGATCATCGCGCCGGCCTGGGAACTTGCCGACGAGGACACCTATGCGACCGGGCCGGGAGCGATCGCGCTCTCGGATGTCGTCATGCTCCAGAAGGAACAGCTTCGGAAGCTCGAAGGCATTGACAAGAAGGTCCGGCCGCCCATGACCGGGCCGACTTCGATGCGGAATAACCCGGCCTCACTCCTGCCTGGAGCAATAACCTATTCCGACGATCCGACCGGCAAGGGCTTCCGTCCGGCCATGGAAGTCAATTTGAGCCTGGCGGAGTTGTCGGTTGACATCCGCGATGTGACGGAACGGCTCAACCGCGCTTTCTTCGCCGACCTGTTCATGATGCTGTCCAACATGGATGGAATTCAGCCGCGCAACGTCATGGAACTGGCTGAGCGCAAGGAGGAAAAGCTGCTCCAGCTTGGCCCGGTCCTGGAGAACATCTACGGCGGCCAATTGGAGCCGGTCATTGATCGGACGTATCAGATCATGAACCAGCGCGGGATGCTGCCACCGCCGCCGCCCGAACTCGAAAATGAAGATCTGGAGATCGAATATGTCTCGATGCTCGCACAAGCTCAAAAGGCCGTCGCCACTGGCGGGATTGAGCGCGGCATGGGCTTCGTTGGGCAGTTGGCTGCGGTCAAGCCTGATGTGCTGGATAAGATCGACGCAGACGAGGCCGTCGATGTCTATTTTGACATGCTCGGCGTCAACCCGTCGATCATCGTTCCCGATGATGAGGTTGCGAAAATCAGAGAAGGGCGCGCGCAAAAGCAAGCCCAAGCCGAAGGTGTGGCTATGGCGGCCGAAATGGCTCCGGCCGCTAAGGCCGGTGCGGAGGCTGCGTCTGTCCTATCTGGCGCAATGAACAATCCTGGCGGGAGCGATCTACTGCGCTCTCTCGGGCTCGGTTAGCGCGTCTGGAGTGTTGCGAAAATCACATGACTGACACTGCAACAGCACAACAGGATGTCGAGCGCGAGCGCTTGGACGCGGCGTTCCGTGACATCCTCACTACCGAGGCCGGCCGGCGCGTCGTCTTCTGGATGATGGAGCAAGGGTCAATCTATAGCGATCCGTTCGCGGGCAATGACAGCATCACGAACTACACGATCGGCGGTCAAGCACCGACGCGCCGGCTGATCGAACGGCTCAATGTGATCGAGCCTCGCCTTTACCCGCAACTGCTTCTCGACATGGCGATGATCCGCGAGGCGGACGCCGCCGAAGCTGAAACCCGATCGAAACTCACAGAGGGAAATGACGATGCAGAGGATGCTTGAACGATACATCCGCCCGGCGCGCGGCGCTGATAACGAGGGCGGATCGGGAGCGGGTGCGGGCGCTCCGCCTGTCGTGACGCCGCCTGTCGTGACGCCGCCCGTTGTTACTCCGGCTGTGGTCGAGCCGAAAAGCGTCCTGTTCGCCTCGGAGAATGAGCCGCCGAAGGAAGGCGATAAGCCCGCCCCTGTCGACCCTGCCGGGGATAAGCCCGCCGCCGTCGAGTGGAAAGAGTTCGAGCCGGACGCGACCAAGACCGACGAAGAAAATGCCGCTGCCAAGGCGGAGCATGACAAGACGAAGCCTGCCGAACCGGACGCGCTCGATGTCGTGCCGGCCGATGGCAAGTATGTTCTGACGATGCCGGAAGGCGTGACGGTCGATCAGGAATTGCTCGATGCGCTCGGGCCGAAGTTCGCCGCGAAGAAGATGACGCCTCGCGAAGCTCAGGGCTTCGCCGACGAATTCATCAAGGTTCAGACGGCGCGTGAAGAAGCGCGTGCGGCTGGATGGGTGAAGACCGTCGAGGGATGGGCGGAGACTGCCAGCAAAGATCCGGAGATCGGCGGCGTCAAATGGGACGGCACGGTCAGGGACGGCAAGCGCGCCATTGCTGCGCTCGGGACGCCGGCCCTTCGCGAATATCTGGAGGCGAGTGGTGGAGGTAACCATCCGGAGTTTATCCGTTTCGCAGCGAAGGTCGGGGCGATGATCAAAGAGGATATTCCGGCCGCTGGCGGTGCAGGTGGAAGCGGAAGACCCGTTGAAGCTGCGCACAGACTTTTCCCTGACGACGCACCGAAAGGCTGACAAGCAACATGGCTACGATTTCCGCAACCTTCCCTTCGCTGATCGACGCTCACAAGGCGTCGGGCGCTGGCGAAATCATCGAAGTCCTGAACCAGTATAACCCCGTCTTGGACGACGCCGTCGCGACCGAGTGCAACTTGGGCATGGAACACATGCACTCGATCCGCACCGGCCTGCCGTCCGTCGCCTGGGGCCGGCTGTATCAGGGCGTTCCGCAGTCAAAGTCGACGCTCCAGCAGGTCAAGGATACGACCGGCTTCCTCGAAACGATGTCGGGGATCGACGTTCGCCTGCTCAAGCTGGCGAAGGACAAGGCGAAGGCGCGGCTTACGTCGGCCATGCCGTATCTGGAAGCCATGTCGCAGGAAATGGCGACCGGCCTGTTCTACCATTCGACCAGGGCGACGCCGGAGAAGTTCCGGGGTCTGGCCGATCGCTACTCCGCCTATGGCACGCGGGCGTCGACCGACGCATCGCGGCAGGTCATCGACGGCGGCGGCTCGGGCAACGCCAACACGTCGATCTGGTTCGTCACCTGGGGCGATCACGCGACGACGCTGCTCTACCCGGAAGGGACGCAGGCCGGCGTTCAGCACGAGGACAAGGGCGAACAGCGCGTTCTCGACGCGTCTGGCAATCCCTACTTCGTGAAGGAAAGCCTCTGGACCTGGCACATGGGCGTCGCCGTCACCGACTGGCGCTACAACGCACGCATCGCGAATATCGATGTGGCCGCGATGCTGGCCGGCTCGACGGACATCTACGATCTGATGACGACGGCTTACTACCGGCTGCACTCGCGCCGCCGCGACGCCAAGTCTTCGCGCATCGCGATCTACGCCAACGGCGGCGTCCTCGAAGCTCTCGACAAGCTGGCATCCGGCAAGGGCACCGCTGTCCGCTCGCCGCTCCAGCTTTCGCAGAAGGAAATCGAGGGCAAGGAAGTCCTCACCTTCCGCAACATCCCGATCCGCGAAGTCGACGCGCTGCTGAACACTGAGGCCAACGTTCCGGCCGCCTGACGATAGCTGACCGGCCGCATGACCTGCGGCCGGCTTCACTCCCTGGGCAAGCAATCGAAAGGCTCCCACCATGATTTTCGACAGACAGTCCCTCTTCTCGGAAGCGCAGGCCATCACGGTCGACGCGGCTTCCACCAACGTCATCGATCTTGGACCGATCAAGAACAGTCGCAAGATCGGCCATGGCGACAAGATCCCGCTCGCCATTCAGGTTGTCGAGGCGTTCGCAACGCTCACGTCGCTGGAGATCAAGGTGCAGGAATGCGCCGTCGAAGGCTTCGGCTCCGGCGTGGTCGATCTCGCGACGACCGGCGCAATCCCGGTCGCATCGCTCGTCGCCGGCTATCGCGCCTCGCTCGATGTCATCCCGCGCAACCAGGCGCTCCGCTACATCCGGCTTTACTACGACGTGACCGGCACGGCGGCCTCGGCCGGCAAGATCACGGCCGGCATCGTCGGCGGGGACAACTCGCATGGCTAAGGCTGCACTCGCCGCCGCCGCCACCGCCGCCGCCACCGTCATGGTGGTCGCCCTGGAGCGAGGCTTCTACAAGGGCATGATCCGCGACGAAGGCTCGAAGCCCTTCCCCTTCGACGGGCCTGGCCCGATGCCGAAGTGGATGGCCGAAGTCGAGGCCGACGCCGCCACGGCCGAACCGTTCGCCGGCAAGGGCGATCACGACAGCGACGGCAAGCTGGGCGGCTCGCTGCCCGGCGACGCCAGCACCGTCGCCAAGGGCAAGGGCAAGGGCCGGCCCAAGGCCGAAACCGTCCAGCCGGAAGCGGCCGAACCGTTCGGCGACGCGCCTGCGCCGGCCGATGCCGGGCCGAAGGGGAACGGTATGGCGGAAGCCTTGGGCGCTGATCCCGATTGGGTCGCCAAGCCCGTCGCCATCTGAACAGCGGGGCGGCTTCGGCCGCCCCTTTCTCCTTCTGAGGGCGCTTGATGACTTCGATCGTATCCATCTGCAAGCTCGCGCTTACCAATATCGGAAAGGATACGATCAACGATCTATCCGAGCCGACAGCCGAAGCGCGAGCTTGCAACCTGTTTTATGACCAGGTCCGCGATACGCTGTTGCAGTCCTATCCGTGGCGCTTCGCCGGGGGGCGTAAGTCGCTCGCTGAAATCTCGAACGACCGATCGGAATGGAGCCACGCCTATACGCGTCCGGCCGACTGTCTCAAGATCCTGTGGGTTGAGCCGGAGGGCGGCCGGCGCGGCGTCCTCTACCCGCATGACGCGGAAGACGGCAAGATCTACTGCAACCTCTCTCCGGCCTATCTGCGCTACACGAAGCGCCTGACGGACCCGACGCGCTATCCTCCGCTATTCATCGAAGCCCTGTCCTGGCACCTGGCTGTGCGTCTGGCGATGCCTCTGACGCGCGATCCTAAGGTGCGCGCTGACGCCTATCAGCTCGCCATTCGACTGCAAGGCGAGGCTGCCTCGGCTGACGCGAACGAGGTTAGCGAAACGTCGGACCATGAAACCGACTTCGCGCCTGACGCCTACGCGGGAGCCTGACCGATGGCCGAACTCCGCACGTTTCAGCCGTCCTTCACTGCCGGGGAACTCTCCCCCGCGCTGTGGGCTCGTGTCGACCTGTCGAAGTTCAGTTCCGGGCTCAAGACAGCAATCAACCTGTTCATCCATCCGCACGGCGGCGTTTCGAACCGGGCCGGTTTCGAATTTGTTCGAGAGGTTAAGGACAGCACCAAGTTCACGCGCCTACTCCCTTTCCAGTTCAACACTGAGCAGACCTACGCGCTGGAAATGGGGCACAACTATATGCGCGTTTTCAAGGATGGCGGCGTCATCCTTTCCGGTCCATCGCCGTATGAAATGGTCACGCCGTATTCGGAGGCGTCGCTTGCGAGGCTCATCCTCAATCAAGAGAATGACATCGCCTATGTTACGCATGAGAACCACGCTCCGGCCAAGCTATCGCGCCTTTCCGAGACGAGCTGGACTATCTCGAACCTCACATTTACCCCCGCGACAGCCGTTCCGGCGGGCTTGACCGGTTCGGCCTATTTCAAGTTCGCGTCCGGCAGCACCCTGAACCCGGCGACGTTCAAGGTAACGGCCGTCAATGCGGCGGGGCTGGAGAGCGCGCCGTCTGCACAGGTTACCCACCGCGCACAATACCAGAACGACGACGGCCGCCGCCTGCGGTTCACATGGAACGCCGTGGCGGGGGCTGTTTCTTACAAGCTCTACAATTCGGGCACGTCCGTCACTGACGGGTTTATTGCCGAGACATCGGGGCTCTCAATCGAGATCAGCCAAACCGGCGTCTTTGGTGACGGGACGCTCCTGGGAACGGGAGACGTTGGCGCTCCGGCCGCGCCAACGGGCGTTGCTGTTGTGCAGATCTTCGGCAAGGAAATCAAATACAAGGTCTCCGCTGTTTCGAACAGCACGGGCGAAGAGGGATTGCCTTCTGCGGCCTTTACCTTGCGCAACGATCTTGCCTATTCCGGCAACAAGAACACGCTGTCGTGGTCGGCCGTCGCGGGCTCGGAGTATCGGGTCTACAAGGAAGAAAACGGCCTATACGGCTATATCGGCCGGGCTGTTACGACATCGTTTGTGGATGAGAATATCGTCGCTGACATAGCTGACGGCCCGCAGACCGCGAGAAACCCGTTCGTCGGCGCTGGAAATTATCCCCGCGTGTCTGCGTTTGTTGATCAACGCCTCGTGCTGGCCTCAACCAAGAATGAGCCGCAGGGCGTTTGGATGTCCCAATCTGCGAGCTATGAGAATTTCGGCGTCGCCAGCCCCGCGAAAGCGAGCGATGCCGTCACCTTCCGCATCAAGGCCAGACAGGCGAACGAGATCCGGGCCATCCTCGCCCTTCGTGGCATGATGGCCCTTACTTCCGGCGCGGAATGGATCGTAAACGGCGGGGCATCTGGCGAGGTAATCAAGCCCGGATCGATCAAGATTGAGCCGCAGGGATATCGCGGCGCGGCGCGAGTGCAGCCGATCGTCGTCGGTAATACCGTTCTTTTTGCTCAGGCTCGCGGCGGCGTCATTCGGGATTTCTCATACGAGTTCGCGAGTGACGCCTTCACCGGTAACGACCTTACGGTGCTTGCCAGGCATCTGTTCATCAATCGCGAAATCGCCGCATGGGCCTATGCGCAAGCGCCTTACTCAATGGTGTGGGTCGTCATGGATGACGGCTCACTCAACACTCTGACCTATATGAAAGAGCATGATGTTTGGGCCTGGACCAGGCATCAGAGCGGGCCGGGCGGAGAGGCAAAATTCGAGGACGTAACCGTCATCGCCGAAGGGAAGGAGGACGTTCCTTACTTTATCGTCCGCCGCACAATCGAGGGCGTCCAGCGGCGCTATATCGAGCGCCTGCACAGCCGTCAGTTCGCCTCAATCGAAGATGCGTTCTTTGTCGACAGCGGCCTTTCTTACGACGGCGCTCCTGCTACCGTTTTCCACGTCCCTCATCTTGCCGGGCAACAGGTCGTCGCGCTGGCTGATGGCAATGTCGTCCGCAATCTCACGGCGGCGGCCGGAACGGGCATGGTGACGCTGCCGAATGCGGCAAGCAAGGTCCATATCGGACTGCCTATGGTTGCGAGCCTCCAGACGCTCGATCTTGACCTTGGCATGGTCCAGGGGCTCGGCACAGTCCAAGGCAGGATGAAGTCAATCAGCGGCCTGACGCTGCGGGTGGAAAATACGAGGGGTATTTTCATCGGGCCGAGAGACGGCGACCGAGGCAGCGACCATCTTGTCGAATATCGCCAAAGAACGATTGAGGCATGGAACGAAGCGACGCAGGTTTATACCGGCGACATCACCATGACACCGCAATGGGACTGGTCGACGGGCGGCAATATGTGGGTCAAGCAATTCGACCCCCTGCCAATGACGATCTTGGCGCTGATGCCGGAACCGACAATTGGCCGTTAAGATCGAAATCGTTCCCGCTCGTGCTCTGCACATTCGGACGATCGCCAAGCGGATGCGCCAGGCCGATCGCGATGAAGTGTTGGCGTCATCCGGCAAAACGCCGCTGGAAGCGCTGCGATACTCGATGCGAAAGTCGGCATTCTCCTGGGCCGTCCTGGTGAACGGCCGGCCGGAAGTCATGTTCGGTGTCTGCAACATGAGCGTGCTGACTGATACCGGAATTCCGTGGCTTCTCGGCACTGATGCGATCGACCGGCATTACGTCGCCTTCTTGCGCCAGTCGGCCGGGTGTCTGGCGCAACTATCTGCGCGGTATCCCATCCTGAGGAACTTCGTTGACGATCGGAACGTCGTGTCGATCCGCTGGCTTCGCTGGCTTGGCTTCACGATCTCGGAACCGGTGCATTTGAACGGGCATGACTTCCGCATGTTCGAATTGAGGTCGGGCTGATGTGCGACATTACTCTTGCCCTAACCCTCGGCGCGACGCTGCTCGGCGCGGCCGGGACGATACAGCAGGGACAGGCGACGGCGGCGGCGTCCGAATACAACGCCAAAGTTGGCGACATGAACGCTCGCCTATCGGAACGTCGCGCGCGTGACGCAATAGAACGCGGCGCTGCGGAAGAGCAGAAGAAGCGCACGGAAGTCCAGCAGATCCTTGGGGAGCAGCGCGCGGCAAGCGCGGCCAACGGTGTCGATCTGACCTTCGGGTCGCCGCTCGATACCCTCATGGACACGGCCATGCTCGGCGAGCTTGATGCCCTGACTATCCGCACGAATACCTATCGCGAGGCATATGACAGGCGAGTGGACGCTGCGAACCAGAGGGCAGGCGCGGAACTCAATCGCATGGAAGGACGGGCCGCCAAGACCGGAAGCTATCTATCGGCGGCCGGCACGATCCTTGGCGGCGCTGGCAAGGCCTACGGCCAATACAAGTCAACGCGGATCGGAAGAATAGAGTGAGGCGGCCGACATGGTGAAAGTTCCAGCTTATGACCGCAATGTCTCGCTTCGGCCGATACTGCAGTCTGGTGTCGATGTCCGCGCTTCGCCGGAAGCGTTCGGCGCTGGCATTGGTCGCGGCATGCAGGATGCGGCGCGCGGTGTATCGCAGCTTGGCGAGAGCTTTGCACAGGTCAAGGAATTGGAGGACGCAGCGAAGGCGAAGGAGGCCGATAACGCCCTGGCCGGGTGGGATCGTGAAGCCAAGTATGGCGAGAATGGTTTTCTGACGCTGGAGGGGAAATCCGCGGTCGAAGGCCGGGCGGCATACGAACAGCAATTCGAGGCGAAGCGGAAGGAATTCGGGTCTAAGCTCTCAGGTGGCGCGGCGCGGATGTATGACCGCGCTTCGCAGGCGCGGCAGCAGTCGGCCTATGAACAGTCGATCGTTCATACGGCAAACCAGCGCAAGACCTGGTTCAAAGAGGCGTCGGACGCGCGCGCGTCGACCTTCGCCGATGATGCTCTTGTGAGCTACCGCGATACCAAGCTCGTAAACAAGAACATCGCGGCCGGCGTTCTGGAGCTTCGCCAGAAAGGCGCGCTCGAAGGATGGGACGCGGACACGCTCAGACAGCGTGAAGTAACCTATGTGTCGGGCGTCCACCGCAACATTGCGCTTCGCCTGGCTCAGGATGATCCTCTCGCTGCTGATAGCTACATCAAGGCGAACTCCGAACGGATTTCGGGCGCGGATCAATACGCGCTCAAGGGCGCGCTCGATACAGAAATCAAGGTCGAGCAATCGAAGCGGGAGGCTGACGCCATCCTCTCTGGCGGCCGCGCGGAAGTCGGCGGAGAACCAATCGCCCCTGCCGGGGTTTCGCAGGCTGGCCGAACTCTGAAATCATCCGGCCCGTCTCGCGTGCGCGCCTTCCTAACCTCGAAGGCCCCGCGCGGGGCATACTCCGTCGACAACCTGGACGAAGCCTTTGGCACGAACCTCGCGGCCATGATGCAGGATGCGCCGCCTAGCATCCGCGAGGGCCTTGGCATCATGAGCGGCCATCGCTCATTCGAGCATCAAACCCAACTATTCAACAAGTCGAACAAGTCGGGCCGGATGGTGGCGCGGCCGGGTCACTCGAACCATGAGGTTCGATCGGACGGCACGGCGAAGGCGGTCGATCTGTCTTACAACGGGCGATCTCTCAAGCACGCGCCGAAAGAGGTCTTGGATTGGGTGCATTCCAACGCCAAGAAATACGGCATGTATTTCCCGATGGGGTGGGAGCCCTGGCACATTGAGCCGATCGGGACGCGAGGCGGCGCGGATGCGTCCAGCACGATCGCGCCGCGAAGCAACAATGTTGCTCCACGCTCTGCCATGCCGTCGTTCGATGACATCGAAGCCAAGCTCTCCAGCATCGCAGATCCCGACGTGCGCGACCTGACGCGCAAGCGCCTCTACACCGCTCTCGAAGCGCAGAACAAGGCGTCGGAAGCGCAGGAGAAAGCCGCGAAGGCCGAACTTTGGGAATACATCGACCAAGGCGCGACGCCGGATCAAGTGCCGATGGAGGTCCGGCAAGCGGCCGGCATGGCGGCCGTATCGTCGGCCTGGTCCTATATGGAAACGGCGTCGAAGGGTCGCGCGGTCGACAGCGATGAAACGTTGCTCTACGACATGCGCCGTTACGCGGCGTTAGAGCCGGGGCAGTTCGCCGACATCGATCTGAACGACTATCGCGATCGTCTGTCGAAAGACGCGATCAAGGAATTGACCGGGCTCCAGACGGGCGCGCTCACGGATATCCGCAAGGCGCGCGAGGACGGGCTGTCACTTACGACGGCGTTTTCGCAGGCGTCGGATCAGCTGGAAGCTATCGGGCTCACGACAACGGGCAAGGACGGGGCGGCGCGCGAGGCTGCGGCTAAGCGCATTGCTGCGTTCCAAAATTCTCTCGCGGCCGAAATGGAGGCGTTCAAACAGGCGAATGCGGGGAAAAATCCTTCGCAACTGGATATCCAGTCGATGGTTAACAAGATGCTTCTGCCGATCGTATTGAAGTCGGAAAAATCCGCATGGAACCCGACGAAAACGCCGTGGTCAGCGACGGCGGAAACGAAAGGCTTCCTGTTCGAGGCGGCGTCACGAGACGACGGGACAACCGTTGACGTGGCAGTCGGTTACTCTGACATCCCGATCGACCTTCGGCGAGGCATATCGATGGACCTGGAAAGGGAACTCGGCCGCAAGCCTTCGGAAGATGAGGTTGTCCAGCGATACGAGGACTACATTCTTAATCGATGATCCCGACGGCGCGAAGGGCAACAATAACAACGGCCGCCACCGCAAGAAGGGCAATCGGGGAAGACATGTAGAGCAATTGACGGCCGGCTAACGCCAGCCCGCTTTTCCGCTTGGCTTGCATAAGGACTTCTCCACCTTGGACACAATCTCCGAATATAACGAATGGAAAGCCAGGCGGCAACAGACCGGCGTAGGGGCCGCCCAAGTCGTCCTTGGTGCGGTCGACGCGTCGCCGGACGAGGTGGCCGGAGATCTCAATCTCGCGAACGATTTCGGCAAAGCGACTGGAAATCCGGTCCCGCCGCTGCCTGTGGTCAAGGAATACCGGAACGTCTTTCAGCGGAGGGTTGAGGCAGCCCGCAATCAGACGACGCTTTCGTCATCGCCGCGCCTGGCGGAGTGGCTCGTCAATACGGACAACGCCGCGCTCGCCCGTGATAACATCGAAGGGCTATCCTGGTTCGAAGGCTTCGGCCGTGGCGCGTCAAACACCGCTGCGCGCGCCGGACAGGGCCTTGCCCAAATGGGCAACCAATTCATGCTTGAACAGACGGCCGAACGCGCGGCCGATCGCAAGCTGACGTTCGGCGAATTGCTGGACGATCAAAAGCTCGTCATGCGCGACATGCAGGGCAACAAGATCGATACTGGCGCTGGCCCGGTCGAGTATGCCGGCGCGTTCGCTCGCTGGCTCGACGCGAGATATGCCGATCTAATCGGCACCGATGATGCGGCGGCGGCTGCCGAGTTCGCCGGGCGAGTGAAAGCCAATGTCGATGCGATGAAGGCAACGCCGAAATCAAGCATCGCGTCGGCGTTCGAGGCGGAGGCTATGGTCGAGGGCGCTACGCTCGGACAAGCTGTCAGCAACTTCGGCGCAGCGTTCGTAGGCAACCCGATCGGCGGTATATCATGGGCGCTGGAGACAGCCGGCGAAGTCGCCCCGCAGCTTGGCGCGGCTCTCGGCGCAACCATCGTTACGCGCAACCCTGCGGTCGGCGCAGCAGTTGGCGCGGCCGGCTCCTATGCGACGGAACGCTATCGCTCTCCGGCTGAATTCTTCGAGGAAAAGGGCTTCGACCTTTCCAAGCCTGACGATGTTCACAGGATGCTTGCTGACCCGGAAATCATGCGCGAGGCGGCTGAGCGCGGCATCATTCGCGGCCTGATCATCGGCGCATTCGATGCGGTGTCGATGGGCGTCGCCGGCCGGTCACTGGCTGGCAATCCGATGGTCGAGGCGCTGGCGCAAGGCGCGTCGCAAATGATCCTCGGCTCGTCTGGCGAGTATACGGCGCGCGTGGCGGCCGGGCAGGAAATGGACTGGAACGAAGTCCTGGCGGAAGGCTTCGGCGAACTCGCCACGGCTCCGATCGACATGGGCATTGCCGGCCGCAAGTTCATCGGTCAACGCCAGTCGGCCGCCATCGCGGAAGGCAACAAGGTAAAGCTCGGTGAACTGTCGACGCGGGCTGCGGCTGATCCGCTGCGCAACCGCATGCCCGACAAGTTCCGCGAATTCGTGGCGCGCGCTGCGGAGGGCGGCCCGGTCGAAAACGTGTTCGTTCCGGCCGAACAGTTCGCGACCTATTTTCAGGGGGTGGGCGTCGATCCGTTCGCCCTGGTTGACGAATTCGACGGCATGTCGCGCGACGATCTGGAAATCGCACTAGCCGGTGGTGGCGACCTGAAGATCCCGACCGCCACCTATGCGGCGAAGATCGCCGGCTCGGAACACGATGCGTTCCTTATGGAAAACATGCGGTTCGATCCCGACGAATTCACCGCTACGGAAGCGGCCGAATTCAACGCCAAGGCCGCCGACGCGATGGATGAAGCTTTCGAGCTTTCCGAGCGCCTACGGCTGCAAGAGGAAGAGCTTCGGACATTCGAGCAAGAGATTTACGACACGATGGTTTCCCGGTTGCGTTCTGCCGGGCGATCGACAGATGTTGCGACGACTGAGGCGACGCTTTACCCCGCCTTCTACCGCGTCATGGCGGAACGCTCTGTCATGGGTGTTGACGAGTTCATGGCGCGCTATCCGCTGCCGCAAGTCGAGGGTGAGCGGCCGGAAGGAATTCAGTATCGCGATGTCGACGCGCTTAATCGGACGCTCGCGGAAGCCCGTGCGCAGAAAGCTATCGGCGCAGGCAAGCGCGGCCCGTCGCTTCTCGAGTTCATTTCCGACTATGGCGGCATCAATGATGTCGGCGGCGAACTGAAATCCCGCGACGCGCGGACTGTGAAGCGCGGCAAGGGCAAGAAGACACTCAAGCTCGCGCGCGGCACGCTCGACGGCGTGAGGGATTTCTTCGGCGGCCCGAATGATGGCAAGAAATTCGGCGTCGATGACGTAGCGCTTGCGGCGATCGACGCCGGATACATGGCGAACGACCCGGCCGTAATCGCATGGAAGCGGGCGCAAGAGGACGGGGCGGCCTCGCCTGACGTGGTGGCGGCCCTGTGGGCGGCGATCGACGCTGAACTGCGCGGCGATGTGCAGTCGTCGGCGAATGCCGCCCCTGACGCCGCCGTGGTCGATACAGAGGCAACGCTTGACGGTATCGAGCAATATCTGTCGACGCTCGGTGTGACGCTCGATGACGATGACGCGACGATCCGCGCGGCTGTCGAGGCGGCTGACGCCGGCCGGCAGTATGGGCAGGGCGAATTTCTTTTCCAGTCTGCCGGCCCTGGCCCTCGCGGCTCAATCCAGTTCCCTGCGGCCGGCGTCGGCAAGGGTGACACGATCATCCGGCTATTCCAGTCGGCAGACCTGTCGACCATGCTCCACGAAAGCGGGCATTACTTCCTGACCGTCTTGCGCGACCTCGCCGACAATGGCGAGGCGAACGCGGCGGCCGACTTCGGCGCTGTCAAGGCGTGGTGGCGTTTAAACGCCTCGGACGTTGCCAAGGATGGCGCGCGCGTGATGACCGACGTTGCGCTGACTGCCGACGACGTGATTGCGGCGATCGACAACGGCACGACGGGCGACGTGTTGAAAGACGCGGCTGTTGATGTCGGTATGCAAGAACAGTGGGCGCGCGCGTTCGAAGCCTATTTGATGGAAGGCAAGTCGCCGAACGTCGAACTGCGCTCCGCATTCGAGAAGTTTCGCGCCTGGCTGATCTCGATCTATCGCAAGCTCGCCGGGCTGAACGTCCAGCCGACTGATGAATTGCGCGGCGTCTTCGATCGCATGCTCGCGACCGACGAAGAGATCGCGGCGGCCGTCGATCGCGCCGGGCCGGTTGGTCCGACCTTCGCCACGGCGGAAGCGATGGGCCTGTCGCCCGACGACTATGACGCCTTCATGAAGCTGCGCGCTCGCGCCGAAGATGACGCGAAGGCGAAGCTCCTTGGCGAGATCATGGCTCCGCTCAAGCGCGAGCGGGAGAAATGGTTCAAGGAAGAGCGCGCCAAGGTGCGCGAGGAAGTCGCTCGCGAAGTCAACGCGCATCGGCATTTCCGCGCGATCGAATGGATGGGTAATCGCCGCTGGATCGGCGAAGGCCAGCCTATCGACATGCCCGACATTCGCCTGTCAAAGGATCTTCTCGTCGCGCGCTATGGCGAAGGCGTCCTGAAAACGCTGCCGCGCGGAAAGCAGACCGTCTATGCGGTCGAGGGCGGCATCGATCCCGACGAAGCGGCGGGCTGGTTCGGCTTCGGGTCCGGCGACGAAATGGTGCGGGCAATGGAGCGCGCGCCGAAACGGCCGGAAGCGATCGACGCGGAAACCGATCGCGTCATGCGCGAACGCCACGGCGACGCCTTGAACGATGGCGACATCGAAACGATCGCGCTCGACGCCGTCCACACTGAGCGGCGCGGCGAATGGATCGCGGCCGAACTCAAGGCCATCACTGAGATTGCTGGGGCCGACGCCGGCATGACTGCGAAGGAAGCCCGCGCCACAGCTCGCGCCACGATCGCCCGCATGCGCGTGCGTGACGCTGTGGCGGCTAATCGGTTCTTGACGGCCGAACGCAAAGCGGCGGAAGAGGCTGGCCGCCTGGGTGCAATGCTCGCTCGGGATAGCATCTGGCTCGCCAACGCCAAGCGCCGGATGACGGCGAAGGCGCGCGCTGCCGTCAAGGGTGCCGGCACGATCGACGCGGCCATCGCACAGACCGACAAGGCGACGAAGTCGGCCGGCAACTATAACGAGACGGTCGCCAAGCTGGTCGAGGCGAAGCGCCGGCAACTGCTCAATCATGCGCTCTACATGGAAGCACGCGCGGTTGCCGATGAAGTTGACAAGGCGGAAACCTATGTCGCCAAGCTCGGCAAGAAGACGGTGCGCGAGAAGCTGGCAGGTGCCGGCCGGCGCGACAATGCGCGGATCGACTATCTCGGCGCGATCGATGAAATCCTTGACCGCTACGATTTCCGCAAGCTCTCGGGCAAGGCGGAAGATCGGCGCGGCTCGCTCAAGGCATACATCGAAGCTATGACGGCGGCCGGTCGCGAGAATGAGCTTGCCATACCTGAAAGCGTTCTCGCCGACGTGGCGCGCAAGCCATACAAGACGATGCCTGTTGAGGAAATGCGCGGCGTTGTCGACACGCTCAAGAACCTGGAGCATACCGCGCGTCGCTGGAATGATCTGGTCGATGCGGTCAACAAGCGCCACCTTGACGAAGCGGTCGCCGACATCGAAGAGGCATTCGACGCCAACATGCCGAAGCGCCCGCCGTCTCGCGTGAAGTCGAGCGTGGAGGCCCTGCGCAATGCCGGTCGCCAGTTCCTTGACCTGGTGTTGAACGCTGGCACGCTCCTGCGCGAGATCGACGGTTTCAAGGACGAAGGCGCGGCCTATTCCAACATCAAGGCTCCGATCGACGCGGCGATGAACCGGCTTATCGTCCGCAAGCAGGACGCGGCGGCGGCGCTGGAAAGCATCTATTCGGTCTATTCGAAAGAGGATCGCCGGGCGATGGCCGTTCGCGAACATCTTCCTGCGCTCGGCTATGCGCTCTCGAAATGGGAGAGGATCGCGGTCGCTCTCAACCTGGGGAATGAAGGCAACCGCCAGCGCATGACGGATACTAAAGTCCGCGGTCATCTGACGGACGCTCAAATTGATGCCGTGCTTGCCACGCTTGACGCCCGTGACGCTGACTTTGTTCAATCGGTGTGGGATTACCTCGAAAGCTTCCGTGGCGATCTGGCGGCCCGTGAGCGCCGCACGACAGGCATTGAACCGAAGTGGGTCGAAGCTTCGCCGGTCACGATTGCCGGGAAGTCGCTTCGCGGCGGATACTTCCCGCTCAAGTATGACGCGCGGCTCTCGGCTCTCGCTCGCGATGATCAGGCGCAAGACATCGCGCAATCGCTCGCGGCTGGCCGGTTCGGCAAGGCACAAACCCACAACGGCCATACGAAGGAACGCGCGAAGTCGTCCGGCCGCTCTGTCGAACTCGACATGTCCGTTCTGCATCGTCACGTCAACCAGGTCATCTACGATCTGGAGCTTAGCGAGGCCGTCGCGAACTCATGGCGCATCCTGCAAGACGGTCGCATCCGGACAGCGTTTACGGATAGCGGGCGGCAGGCCGATTTTGACGCGCTGGAAATCTGGCTCAAAGATGTGGCGGAAGGTGAATTGCGGTCGGCGGATCTGGTCGGGCGCGGCGCTCGGATGCTGAAATCCAACTTTACGGCAGCCAAGCTCGCGTTCAATCTGTCGACTGTGGCCGTTCAGATCACCGGCCTTGCGCAGTCGATGGTTGTCGTCGGGAAAAAGGACTTCTCGCGCGGCGTGATGGCGTCGCTTCGGGCCGGCGTAGCCGATGAAATCGCGGCAAAATCGCCCTACATGGCGACACGTCAAACGACGTTCAACAAGGACATTTATGACTTCTATAACGATCCGGCGACGGGCCCGACGGCCTCACGATGGGGGGAGATCAAGAAAGAGGTCATAGGCCCGGCCGCGTTCTGGTTGATGACGAAAGTCCAGTGGCATCTTGTCGACGTGCCAACTTGGCAGGCGGGATACATTCAGGGTCTTCGCCGGAATGGCAACGATGAGGCGAAGGCCATTGCTCACGCCGACGCCATCGTGAAGCGCGCGCAAGCATCCGGCCTGTTCCCTGATCGGTCGGCGGTCGAGCGTGGGTCCGTGTCGCGCACTGCTCGGCAGAACGACGTTGTGCGGCTGTTCACTGCGCTCGGCTCTTATATGTTCGCCAAATTCAACGTGGCTTACGAGAGGTCTGCACGCGCCAAACGGACGATCGCGACGGAAGGCGCGTCGATGCGATCGGCGCAAGAGGCGCTATCCTGGTCGCTCGATATGGCGTTCCTGTTCACATTCGAGGCCGTCCTTTACGCCGCGATCAAGGGACGCCTTCCAGACGATGACGATGAAGATGATGAGGGATGGACGGCGTTCCTGGCAAAGGAAACGGCCTTTGGCGTGATGGGAACGATCCCCGGTCTGCGAGATATTGCTTCCGTCATGAGCGGCTTCGAAGGCGGCGGCGCATATGGCGCGATCACCAAGGATTTTGCCGCGCCGTTTGCCCAAGTCAAGCAGGGCGAAGTAGACCGCGCGTTCGTCAAGTCGATCATCAACGCAACCGGTTTGATTACCGGCCTGCCTGCTACTCAGGCCAATCGCATCATTGATGCCGGCTGGAGGCAGGCCGAAGGTGATGAGGTATCCCCACTCGAATACCTCATCGGCAGGAGCGGCAGATAACCGTCCGCCCGTATGTTCCGAGAAAATCGGGATAATACAGGCGGTAACGAATGACGATTTCCAGCGAAGTCAACAAGTCGGGGCCTTACATCGGCAACGGCGTCACGGTCGAATTCGACTATGGTTTTCGCATTTTTGAAGAGACGCATATTGTCGTCATCCTCGCCGAGGGCGGGATAGAGACAACCTTGACACTCGCGGCCGACTATACGGTTACGGGTGTTGGCGAAGATGCCGGAACGGTTGTCCTTGCGGTGGCTCCTGCTGATGGGCAGACCGTGACGCTGATCCCCACCGTTCCGTTCACTCAAACGCTCGATCTTGAAAATCAGGGCGCATACTTTGCGGAAAGTGTCGAGCGCGCATTCGACCTGGCTGCGATGCGGGATCGCTATTTGCGAGAGCAAGTCGACAGGGCTGTGAAACTGCCGGCGTCTGCGGATGCCTCCGGGCTAGCGGATCTGATTGAGGATGTCGTTCGCCTTAGCGCAAGCGCGGACGAAATCGATACTGTCGCCAATATCTCAGCCGACGTTACGGTTGTCGCCGGTATCGCCGCTGACGTTGCTGTCGTCTCAGCCATATCGGACGAAGTTACGACCGTTTCGGGGATTTCTCCCGACGTAATAACCGTCGCCGGCATTTCGGATGAGATTGTTGCAGCCCCGGCCGTGGCTGCCGCCACGGCCGCATCGGCGAGCGCGGCGGCGGTTTCCGCGACGGGCGCATCGGGCTCGGCTGCTGCGGCGGCGCTGTCCGCGACTGCGGCCGACGAGAGTGCCGACGCGGCGGCGGTTTCCGCGACGGGCGCGTCGGGCTCGGCTGCTGCGGCGGCGGCTTCGGCATCGGCGGCGATTGTCGCAAAGATCGATTGGAAGGGGGAGTATAGCGCTCTCACCAATTACGTAATTAGCGACGCGGTCCAGCATGAGGGGTCGGCATGGAAAGCGCTCCAGCCCTCCATAGGTCAAGCGCCGCCGACGCTGCCGACGACATCAAACGATTACTGGGAGTTGATGGTCAGCATCGGGGATGCGGGCTTGAGTTGGGCTCCTGTTCTCGCGCTCGAAAGCGACGGCGATCGGCGAGTGCTCAAAATTACGGACTGGACGGACGGGACGGGAACTAAGCCGGAGATAAACGTCTACATCGGCGCTGCTGGATATGTGGACAATCTATTTGACGCCCTGGATGTCCGTGGTTCGGCGGGAGGGAATGGCGCGGCGGCGACGTTGACGATTGGAACCGTTACGACCGGCGCGGCTGGCACATCCGTCATTGTCAGCAATGTCGGCACATCTACTGCAGCCATTCTAAACATCACCATCCCTCGTGGTAGTGACGGGGCTTCCGGTTCCGGTTCCGGCGACATGGTTGCCTCGATGTATGATCCGACCGGTGTCGGCGGCAGTGCGTTCCTGATGTCGAACATGATCGAAACTTCGACAAAAAAGATCATGACCGATACTGAGCGCACCAAGTTGTCGGACGCGGCCATCCTGAGCGCTGCAAATGCGTTCGTGAATACGCAAAACTTCAATTCCACAGCCAACGGGGCGATCGTCCAGCGCCACCAGGTCACGAACAATGCGGCCACCATCGGCCCCCGCGTCGAGCGCGCGCTGATCAAGGCGACAACGGCTCCGAACGATGTCATCAGTTGGGATCGCTTCCGCGCGAACAACAGTTCGGGCGTCGAAATGACCTTTGCCCGCACGCAAGCTATCGTTCTAAACGCGACGGCAGGCGCGGAAACGGGTGAATATGCGATAGCCGGAACGGTGGCGGGCGTTACCTTAAATCAGCTTTTCGTCGGGAACGGCGCTTACCTTCTCGGCGCTACCGGCGCAGCCAAGGGTAGCGGGACGCTCAATGCGACTGGCTACTACCTGAACGGGACTGCTCTCGCGTCGTCTTTGTTCGGTGTGACGCCAGGAGCAACCGGCTTGGCGCTGCTGGGCGATACCTCTCAGTCTGCCGGGCGGGCCACGCTTGGGCTTGGGGCGGCAGCTACGGCCGGCTTCCTTGATGAAGATGCGCTCACGACGAACAGCGCATCGCACGCCCCATCGCAGCAGAGCGTCAAGGCGTATGTCGACAACAACCGCATCGATCTTCCTAGCCGCGCTTATGCCGCTGCGGATTTCCACCCGGCTGCGGCTCCGGCTGCTATTCGCACGATGGGATATGCAGTTCCGGGAGATTTTGGCGGAGCAGATCACAAATTAGTTGCCTTAGAGCCATCACATGGCGGCAAATTTTCCATCGCGCTCGCGGGTGGATCGACCGCGTGGTATGAACTGAACGAGCTAACCGTTCGACCCGAAATGTTCGGGGCAAGTCGCGTGCAGACGGTTTTTAGCACCGCCGCGCTTCTCGCTATGGCGGCCTATGTTAACGCCACCAATGCAAAGATTGTCCTCACGGCCATCTACAGGTCAGCCTCGCCGCTCGATTTTACATGCTCCAGCCTCGTCATCGAAGGCACTACGTCCCGTCTCAGCGGGTTCGTATTTGATGGCTGTGACGGCATCCGCCTTAATCAGTCGGCGCTCAGTTCCTTCGTGCGCTACAAGTTGACGAACTTCTGCCTGCTGGCATGGTCACAAAACCTCTATGTCGGGTTTGATTATACAGGGCAGGCGTCGTCTGGTGGCGGTCATACCATGCGCCTGATAGAGGGCGTCCATGCGGCGGGTGAGGGGTTCTTCAATTTCTCTGGCGTCGTGATCAGCGAGAGCCTTGCTGTTCGCAACAGCGGGTGGCTTACGTCGTTCGACCTTGAGGATAGTGACAACACGCACGTCACGAACTGCCGCATCCATGGCTCCTGGCAGCAGTGGATGAACAACAATTCGGTGTCTAACCCGAAGTTCGGGGCGGGGGCTGTAGCTATCCGCGCGCACAACACGACCGCGCTATTCATTGAAGAGACGCAGATCCAATACGTGTGCTGGGGCGTGCTCGGTTCGGGCCAGTCCGAGGGCATCGTGTTCGAGCACGGCGGCATTACCGCCTGCGGCTATGGCATCACGGTCAGGGACACGGCCGGGGCCGCGAACAACTGCAAGACGATCGATAGCCATCTGTCCTGCTATTGGGGTTGCGTCGATTACGGGACGACGGGTTCCGCCGCCTACATGATGCATTTCATCAAGGGCAACCTGATGTTCCTGTTCCCTGGAACGTCGGCGGATAACGTCTTGGATGGTGAGCCATTCCGCTTCGTAAAGGGCAACATGATCCGCTCACACATCATCGACAACCATTTTTACGTGACGAGCACTGATGACGCCGCGTCCCTTGGTGTGATCGGCATAGAACTTACTGGGTCTAGCTGCATCATCAATGGAAACATTTTCCAAGGCTGCGCCAACATCATCAAGATCAACAGCGGCTCCGCGCAGAACGTTATCTCCCTGAACTACACGACGGGTTCAGAGGCCGGCTATGCGCTGAGTGATGCCGGCACGGGCACGGTGTGCCTGAACAACTTTGGCGATAAGCTATGGCCGGCAGCCGGTGGCAACATCGTCATCCCGGCAAGCGGCCAATCGAATATGGAGCGCAAGGATTTACTCGCCGGTTCCGGAACGTGGGTTCCGCCGCGCAATCTCCGCGTCTGGAACGGCACGCCAACATCGGTTGGCACGGCGTGGATCGTGCCTGACACCTCCCGTATGAATACGAGTTGGGCCTACGCGGCCGAGGTTGCGCGGAGAAATCCGGATGCGAATGTCTATGTCGTGAATATCTCGCGCGCTGGAACTGGTATCCTTGAATGGACGCCAAGCTTTGCGATCATCGATATGGTCGGTGCCATTGACGCCAACATGGTCGCGGCCCTTGCGACGCTTCCGGCAGGGACGAAGGCGACGGAATTCCTGTTCTGGGAGGCTGAGAACGATGCCGGCGCACCTGCCCCCTGGCCCGCGAATTTCGAGCTGATGGTCGCGGCCCTCAAGGCAAAGTCGTGGTGGAACGACGCTATGCATATGACGGTGTTCGGCATTACCGGCTCCGCCAATAGCGGTGACGTTCGTCACGATGCGATGAACGTCACCATCCAGGGCGTGGTGGCGAAAGACCCGGCACGGCGCTCCTACGTGCCAATCAGAACGCTCCCGGCTGCGTTTTGGGAGGACACGCTCCACCTCACGGCGGAAGGCTACATTCAGGCCGGCATCATGGGCTACAATGTAGCCCATGGCGGCGGAGAGGGGATGAAGATGAACGGCGGGAGCATCACGCTCGCCGACGATAAGGCCGTCGCCATCGCGCCGCCATTCGCTCGCGGCTCCGTTGAGTTTGTCAGCGGCTCCATCGTTGAAAATGCCTCGTTTGACTTCGATACTGCTGGCGGAATTCGAGGCCGTGACAGTGCTGGAACTGAGGCTAATCTGACGACTGGCGCGCTTTCTGATGCTGGCGGAGCTGACGCGAAGATGACTTACTCCGTCAACAACAACGGGCTGCTCTACGTCTCGAATAGACGCGGCGTAACCCGGACAGTCTATGTTACATTCAAAGGCGGGTGATACTTGGATGGGGTTGTCCCGCACGTCTCTGGTTGTAGTTCAACGTCCCGGTTTTGCTCGTAACCTTGTCCGCTGCAAATGGCCGACAGGATCGGCAATGACGGGCAAACTCGCGAATGGCTTCTCTCGAAGATGTGATGCTTGCCCTTGGGCGCGTGCAAGAGGGCGTTGAAAATCTCCGCTCCGATTTCCGCGACGAGAAGAAAAGCGCCCAATCGAGCCGCGCCGCCATTCATGCCAGGCTTGACGCTCACGCAAAGGAAATATCGGGACTGCGCGAGGACATCGGCATATCGGGCCAGATCGACGCGCAAATCCGCGAAGAATTGAAATCGCACAAGGCGGCGACGGAGCCTTCCATTGAGGAATGGCGGCGCATGAAAGCGCTCGGCACTGGCGTTGCCACCTTGATCGCGTTCGCCGGGCTTACGACTGGCGCTCTCATGATTTGGGTGGGTGACGCGGTTGTCGCGGCCATCCGCCATTGGCTCAAGATCAACTGAGGAAACGGAAATGTTGAAATCAGCATGGAACACCGTCCGCCGTTGGCGCACCTGGATTTTCAACGCGCTCGCGTCGATCCTGCTCGTCTTGCCGGAAATCCTTTCGGCCTTCGCCGGCTACGACTGGAGCGGCGTTCTGCCGCCCGGCTGGATGCCGTATGTCACGATCGCCATCATCGTCGTCAATCTTTGGATGCGACCGCGCCCGGCCGTGCTGCCGACTGATGATGAGGCGAAGCGATGAACTGGCTCCTAGGCCTTCTCACTGGCGGCGTGGTAGAGAAGTTCACCGGGCCGCTTGAACGGGCATGGGCGGCCAAGCTCGCGGCTGACAATGACGAAAAGCGCATCGTTGCAGATCAGCAGATCAAGAGCATCGAAGCAGCAAGAGACATAGCCGTAATCGAAGCCTCTGACCGCTGGTCTGCAACGCGCGTCGGCCGCTGGCTTGTCGTGGTGCCGTGGTCTATCTGGTGGGCCGCGATCTATGCCGTCTCGATCATCAACCCGCTGTTCGGAACCAACTTCACCATCAACGCGGTTCCGGCTGATATCCGTGAAATGGCCCTGGTTCTCGTTCCCGCCATCCTGATCGCTGACGCGACGGCGCTTGTCACTAGGCGGCTCGGTCGATAGCCGGCCGCCTCGCTCCAGACTTTCCCGTCCGGTCGTATAGGATCGTCACGTCGCTGGACACGGTGGTCAGGGGCAGGCGGTCGAGGACGGACCCGGCGCGCTGCCACGACTTCCGGCCGCCTCGCTTCGCATCGTCTTCCCTGCGCCATTCCATCGCCATGCGACAGACGATCGCCCATATGCCAAGCACCTTTGCCCGGCCGCGCTCGTAGCGCATCGTCATGAACAGATCGTAGAGCATAGCGCCGCGCTGCATGCGGCGATTGTTGAACGCCTGACGGCAGACAGATGAACAGAACAGCTTCGGCTTTCCGGCCTCACCGAGTGCCTGTCCGCACTCGGCGCACTGTCCTTTAGCTACTTTCATAATACCGTCCTCCAAAACGCATCCAGGGCGAGACGTTTAAACGCCTCGCCCTGATATTCCATAGTGATGCGATTAACGCAACACTTATATTATGCGGCCTTCGATTTCTTGCTGTCGTTCTTGATGAAGGCCGGAATGTCCGGATCGGTGTCGGCGATGAGGCCGGCCGACTGCTGCTCGGGAGAGCGTCCGTCGTCGCCGGGCTCGTCCTTCTTGTCGTCGCCTGCGGGCGGCATGTTCGGCTCCGTTCCGGGCAACTGCGCGTCAGGGATGCGCCGGGTCTTCTGCTCGGTCTTCACATTCTCGACCTTGGCGGCAGCCAAGAGCGGGCCATAGTCACCGCTCTCGTGCGCGGCCTTGACGATGGTCAGCGCCGCGAATTGCTCGTCCAGAGACTTGCCGGTTGGGAGGAAGGCGACGATCGAAAGTGCAATGCCTGTCTGATTTGCCATGTGGATGATCTCCGTTGCTGGCGCGGGGTTTACTTGGCTACGAAGGCGCGGACGTTCGCGTCCTTCGCTTCCAAGAGCTTGCGAAGCGCAACGGTGCGCTCCGGATTGCGGGGCGTCGTGTCGATGATCTCGCGAGCAAGATCGCAGAACGGACGCGAGCGGGTGCGCAGGGCTTCCGGAAGATGCGCGTAGTGGAAGAATTGCAGGATATGGTCCTGCCGGATTTCTTCCTGGGTGAACTCCTTCGGAGCCGGGTGAATTCCGTTCGTCATGCTGTGGGGTTCCTCAGTTTCTTCGATGTCGCCCGGATCTTATCGAGGGCGATGAAGTGGGCAGCTTCATCGCTGTCGGGGGATGCTGCGACCGACGCCAGATCTCCGGCAAGGCGCTGAATTTCGGTCGCGGCTCGAATGATGTCGCCACGGCTGCGCAAGGTGATCTCGACGCGGGCGAATGACGGGCGGCTGTCGGACATTAGATGTCGTCCTCCGGCTGCTGCTCGTCGTCGTAGACCTCGCCAGTTTCAGGGTCGTAGTCATTGTCCTGGACCGGCTCGGGATCGGGCTGGCGGTCGGGCCGGCCGCGCGCCTCATCTTTCGGAGTGACGTTCTTCAACAGCGCCGCGCCGGCTCCCCGCTTTTTGGTCGCCGCAGGCGCGGCGTCGGCCGATGCTGGCGCGGCGTCGATGTCGAACGTGTAATCTTCATCGATCCGCTCAGCCGCCTGATGCAGCCTATCGTCACGGTCGGCGCTGGCCGGCAGGTATTTGGACAGGCGGCGGAAAACCGTCTTGCGCGACATTTCCAGTTCGTCGGTCGACCATGGCGTTGACTTGATCTTGTTGGCCTTGAACGTCTTGTAGGCGTCTGACCTGTCGCGGATGCGGAATACATCCGCCTTCGTCATGACCTCGAAGACGATACCGCCATCCTTGAATTCGGCCTTGGCATAGACCGCATACCAGTCGCCGCGATCTGCTTTCAGGTCGATCTTGTGGATGATCGGTTCATCCGATCTGGTCGGCTGATAGTCGAAAAGGTCGGCGTCATGAACCGGCTCGACTACTATGCTTTTCACCATGCCGCTGTTGTAGGCGAGCTTAAGCAGGCCTCGCATCATCGGCCGATACTGAACGTCGCCCTGATAATCGACCACAAGGGCCGCCTCGCGCCCGTCCAGAATGAGGCCGTCCGCTGCCGCCTTAGAACACGCCGCCAAGAGCGATGCAGGGTTGCGCACCTTCTCGATGTTGCGCGTTAAGGCAACGGCAGTCTGTGCGGTGCGAACAAACCGCTCGGCAGTAATATGGCCGGGAAGGGCCTTGGCGAATTCGCCCTGCATCTTGGCAAGCTCGCTGCGCAAGGTGGGGGGCTTAGCCGTCTGCGTTTGTAATGCCTGAGACATTGTTGATCTCCGTTAGAAGTTTGCCGGCTCGATCGGCGACCGGGCCTTTTGCGTTGGTGCTGACGCTTTCCAGAACACGGATCGCCGTGGCGCGATCTCGGCCCTTAGAGCGCCGCACGAAATAGGCGGCGCTCCAGAATTGCAGGGCGAATTCCTCGCGGCTTGTCATTCTGCCGCGACGGCTTCAACGGGCGGGTGCATGATCTCGTCAAGCTGCTCCATCGCGACGCGAAGCTTGTCGCGGGCGACGCCAAGGTAATGCCTGTCATCCTCGAACGTGTGAGAGATAAGCAGCGCCTCGGCGGCGGCATGCGCATGCAGATAGGCTCGGTAAACGTCGATCCTCACGCCGCAAGTTCCTCGTCCAGCGCGTTCGGCGCGTCCGTCTCGCGGTATGCCCACCGCTTGAACGAAAGCTCCTGCACGCCTTCGGCATAGCCAGGCCAGAGGTTCGCCTTGTTGCACTCGTGGTAGCGGTCGAGAGCCTTGCGCATGATGGCGCGACCTTCCTCCACGATCGACGGCGGAAGCTCGTAAACCGCGTGCGCGTAGGGCGACTTCTTCTCCCATGCGATGAACACGAACGCCTCGACCGGCTTGCCGATCTGGTTCCAGCCGTCCGAATAGAAAGCCTCCTGCGCGTGATAGCCATAGTTGACGACGGCGCGGGCGAAGGCGTCAGGATGCGCGCTGAGCGCCGACTTCAAATCCACTATGACGGAAAGGTCTTCGCGATAGAGATCGGGGCGGACGCGGCAAAGCTCGCCGGTGACTTCGTCAATGAAGTAGCCGGACGGCTCGATCATCGGCTTGCCGCCAGTGATGATGGAGTTGATCCACGCATCAGCATGCACGGCGTCGCGAAGGGCGAGGACGCGATCGTATTCGTCGGCGGTCAAGAGGGTCTTGCGGTCGATCTTGCACATTTCAGCAAGGTCGCTCCACTTATTCCCGCGCCGGTCTGCGGGGCCGCGAACGACGCGCGCCTCGAAATGCTGCGGCTCAAGAACGGCCGTATGCGCCGCCTGTCCGAAGTTCTTCGCGGCCTGCGCCTGAGTGCTGTCGTCATCCTTGGGAGGCGGGAACTTGTAGTGAGCCGGAGATTGCGTCTGCAACGTCCAGAGGCCCGACTTCGATACGCCTGGGCCAGCGTGATACGTTTCGTTGGGAAGGTCGAAATAGATGCCGGGTTTCATGTTGTGATCCATGTTGCAATGTTGTGACAATCGCAACGCTAGGCGCAAAACGGATTTATGTCAATCGTCTGAAATTCAGAAAATCAGAAATCGCTCACGGTATTATTGCCAGGACAGGGCAGGCTCCTGAAATAAGCATGTCCCGCGCGACGCCATCGCACCCGACAATTGTTGCTTCTCCAGTCTTTCTTGCGCGCTCTATCCTGGCGACAATCCGAGATCCGTCCGGCGCGAGGCAAATGGAGAGCGACCCGATAGCGGCCGGGTCTACGCCGGCAGACACAGAGAAGAGCACTATCGCATCATCGATCGCAGAAAGCGGCCCGAAGGAGGCGCGGACCTGAGCGGCTCTAATTGTATCCCCGCCGCGAAGTGTAATGTATCTCTTGGCCGCGTCGAGGAATGAGGCTGGCAATAAAATTGGCGTGGCGATCGTGTTCAGTATCCCGCCCTCGTCAATAATAGCCTCCAACTGGATGCGTGGCGGGGTTCCTTCTCGGTCAATAACAACGCCTGCATGGATTAGAACATCGCTAACAGGAACACCTAGGAAAGCTGCTATCGAATTAGCTTCTTCAAGCTTCATTTTCCGCTGGCCTGAAAACATCCGAGATACGGCGGAAACATCAACATCAAGGTGCCTTGCGAGCCCTCGAATTGATTTACTTTTTTCAGACAATTTATCTAAAAACCACTGCTTATCCATGCTGCCTGCTAGCATTTACACCGCCCTTTACTATTAACGCGCAGTGCGGTTTGTTGCATCTTCCGCAACAGGTTGCAATACGGGCACCAGTTTTCAGGCGGCTCGCGGTTTATTTGGTTAATTTGCGATATCCCCGATTGACGATGTGATTTTCGCAACGTATGTGTTGCGATATTCGCATCGGCATTGAAAGGGACGGATTGTGAGTGAGGAACGCAAGACGACGCCATGGCGACGGGTGTTCGAAAGGTTTGGTCTTTCGCAGTCTGAATTCGCGAAGGCTCTCAACCAGCACCGATCGAAGGTCAGTCGTGTCCTCGCTGATGATGACGGGCTGATCAGCGGTCGCGACCAAGCGCGGCTGTTCGACCTGGCTCGCGCTCGAAACATTCCCCTTACCCCCGACGACGTGACGCCCAATGCCGGCTGACGCCACAGAGACCGTTCAGCCAATGTCCATTTTGGAACAGGCCGAACTTGTCAATAGCCTCGCTGACCGATGCTCGATGCTCGACAAGTCAGACGCGGGCGAGGCGCATCTTACTCTTTATCCCGACGACGTGAAGGCACTTCGTGACCTTGCTCGCCGGCTCTACCTAATGGCTCCGCTCGAACACGGCATCAAGCGCCTTGTGATGGCGAAGCGCTAATCCCGACAACCAATCAAGCGGAGTGACGCGGGTGGGCTTCTTCAAGCACGTAGAGGGCGAGGCGGCGGTTCTCATAATCAACGGCGTCTATAAGCAGTGCGATCTTTATGAGCGCGACGGCTATGTTTACGCGAAGGCGGCGGGCGGCTTCGTCCGTTTGTTCGCGGACGGCGCGACAACCAAGCCGAAGATGCGCCTCGATTTCATGTCTTGGACAGGCGCGCTCAATCGCGACAACATGGGCCGCCTCTGTCTGCCGGGGACATCTGGCTCGAAGGCGCTCGAAGCTCCGAAGGCCCTGCTCTTGCTCGGAGGCTCCGAGAGTTGATCAGCCTCCGGCCCGATCAAGAGGATGTCCGCACGAAGCTGCGCGTTGCGCTGAGGTCGAGCGTCTCTGTCCTCGTTTTTGCGCCGACGGGCTTCGGCAAGACGGTGCTTGCTGCCGCTCTGATCAAGATGATTTTCGAGGCAGGAAAGCGGATTATCTTCTGTGTCCATCGCGTCGATCTGATCACGCAAACGGCCAAGACATTCGAGAAGTTCGGAATTCCGTTTTCCTACATCGCGGCAGGCCTGCCGTTCAGCCCTCACCATCGCGTCTACATCGCCTCGATCGCCACACTCAAGAACCGTCTTGGCAAGATCCCTGCGCATTACATCATGGTTGACGAGGCGCACCTGTCGATCGCTGCGGGGTGGGCTGCGGTCGCGCTACACTACAAGACGGAAGGCGTGTCGCCGGCTGTCGACGGCCGGCCGGCTATCGGCGCGAAGCTGATCGGCCTGACGGGTTCGCCCGAAAGGCTAGACGGCAAGCCGCTCGGCGACGTTTGGGACGTGATGGTCATGGGGCCGTCCGTCCGCTGGCTGATCGAAAACGGGCACCTGTCGACATACCGCGCATTCGCGCCGGCCGGGCTGGATCTGACTGGTGTCCGCACAAGCGGCGGCGACTATCGGACATCTGACCTCGATGACTTGATGTCGGGCAAGGCCGTTCTCAACAATGCCGTGAAGCACTGGCGGAAATATGCGGGAGGAAAGCGCACAATCGCATTCGCGCCGTCGATCGCCCGCTCTGAACAGCTCGCCGAAGAATTCCGCGCGAACGGTATCGTCGCCGTCTCGCTTGACGCCAACACGCCTGGCGTCGATCGCCGCGCGGCCTTCCTCGGCTTTGCCGATCGGCAAATCGATGTGATCGTGAATTGCTCCCTGTTCTGTGAGGGCTTCGACCTGGCGGCGCAGGTCGACCGCGATGTGACAATCGAGGCGGTGCTTCAATACTCGCCAACGAAATCGCTCGCGCGGCATCTGCAACAGCTTGGCCGTGGTCTGCGCAAGAAGCCGGAGCCGGCCATCCTGCTCGACCTGGTCGGCAACCTTGGGCGGCTCGGTCTGCCTGACGAAGAACGCGAATGGTCGCTCGAAGGCCGCAAGAAGTCGGCGGCCGAAAGCTCGCTGGTCATCTGCCGGGAATGCTTCTGCGCTCACGATCCCGCGCCGCGCTGTCCGGAGTGCGGCCATGTCGAGCCGAAGAAGGAGGCCGTTTCGATCGGCGGCCGGGTGCTGGCGGAAGTCGACGGCGAAGTCGAGGAAATCGATCTTGCCAAGGTCAAGCGCGAACGCCAGCGCGAGCAGCAAATGGCAAAGTCGCTTGACGACCTGATCGCTCTGGCGACGGCTCGCGGATACAAGTCGCCGGAAAAATGGGCGGCCCACATTTTCACGGCGCGCGCCGCCAAGAAAGGCGAAGTCTCGCCGGAGGCCGAAAGCCTCGGCGTGCTGTCGATGCGCGAGCTTGAACGCCGCACAGGCGTCGGGGCGAAGACCCTCGAATACTGGTTCAAGACGGGCGTCATCAGGGCGCGGACCTATGATGCGGCCACGGTCGAGATCAAGGCCGAAGCCGAGCGCCGGATCGTCAAATGCGCTGACGTGGCGCGCGAGATCGGGGCTGATCGCTCTGTCGTGGCGCGGTGGGCGCGGGTCGAAGGTATGCCGCTCGATACACTGGAAGGGGCCTTGCAATGGGTCGCGGAGAACAAGCCGGAAAGATTGGGGATCGCAGCATGAAACCGACAATGCATCCGATGGAATGCCCTTGCTGCAAGCAAGCGGTGGTCATGCCGACGATCGACATGGTGATCGACCTATACCGCATTTCCAAGCTGGAGGCGTCGATCCTTCGCGCCGTGTGGCGCGGCAAGGGGCTGCCTGTCCAGACGGAAAGAATATTCGACGCGATGTATGCGGACGATCCCAACGGTGGGCCGTCTCAATCGCGCATGTATCCGGCGCTCAAGGCGGCGATGTTCCGCCTCCGTGCGCGCCTGGAAGGCTCCGGCATCAATGTCGAGAATGTCGGTTATCGCCGGGGGTTCCGGCTCGTGATTGGAGAGTGACGAAATGAAACTGGAGAGAAGTCTAGCCACGATCGGGCGTCGCCTGATCGGCGGGTTCGGGACGCGGAAGACGAAGGAGGCTTACGGCTCCAATCCGCACCAAGGCGCGAAGGAAATCGCGCGCCGTCAGAAACAGGCAGCGAAGATCGCCGCGCGAAAGGCGGGTGAATAATGGCCGGCTCCGTCAACAAGGTCATCCTGATCGGCAACCTCGGCGCTGATCCGGAAGTGCGCCGACTGAACAGCGGCAATCCCGTCGTCAACCTGCGCATCGCCACGTCAGAAAGCTGGCGCGACAAGGCGACAGGCGAGAAGAAAGAAAAGACTGAATGGCATACCGTCGTCATCTTCGCGGAAGGGCTGTGCAAGATCGCGGAGCAATACCTTGCGAAAGGCGACAAGGTCTACATCGAAGGTCAGTTACAGACGCGGAAATGGGAAAAGGACGGGGTCGATCGCTACTCGACAGAGATCGTGTTGCAGGCGTTCAACGGCACGATGACGATGCTTCAAACGAAGCATCGCGATGGCGACGGCGACGGCTCGCGGGATGACGATCGCGGCAGCGACTTCGGGCGCGGCGGCGGTCGCGACGATCGTTCGGGCGGCAACGGCAGCAATATCAGCCGTGGCGGGTCGCGCGATCTTGACGACGATATTCCGTTCTAATGTCGGAAATCGATCTTGTCCGCTCGCTGCAAAAGCTCGCGTCCACATTGGGCGCGAGGCTTTTCCGGCAGAACACTGGCATGGCCTGGGCCGGCAAGGTCGAGCGTGGCTTTCCTGGCAAGCGCGTGACGCTCGGCCCTGCTGATGTCGTCGTAAGGAATGCGCGCCCGTTTCACGCTGGCGTGCCTGGAATGTCCGACCTGGGCGGGTGGGCTCCGGTAGTGGTGACGCCTGAAATGGTCGGGGCAACCATTGCTGTTTACGCTCAAGTCGAAGTGAAGGCCGGCGCTCGCACGACTGGCGAGCAAAAGGCCTGGATTGATGCGGTCGCCAAAGCTGGCGGCTTTGCGGGCGTGGCGCGCGACGAAAGCGATCTGCGGAAAATTCTGCATTTGAAGTGAATTCGTTATGGACGGCCCTTGTAAAGCCGTCGCATAAGTGTTGTGAAATACGCAACGCACAAGGGAGCAAATCATGTCATCGGATATCGAGCGAATTCGGCGTGACTATAAGCTCTCCGATACGGCTGTAGCTTACGGCGTTGTGCTGGAATTCGACGGGAATGAGTTCGCTGGATGCTGCCCGTTCCACAACGAAGACGGGCCGTCGTTTACGATCTTCACCGGCCGCGATCATGTCGAGCGTTTCCAGTGCTTCGGATGCAATGAAGCCGGCGACGTTCTCGACTTCGTCCAGAAGATCAAGGGCGTAAATCTGCCGGAAGCCATTCGTATCCTCGGCGGAGCGAAGTCAGCGCCGAACAAGCCTGCCGCGACGATCGCGCGCCGCGATGTTTATGCGGGCATCGTCCCGATCGAAGCGGCAGAGGAAATCACGGTTGGGCGCAAGGTGCGGCTCTACAATCCGAAGCGCGCCGGCCATGAATGGGAGTGGGGTTCGTTCACGCCGTCGCGCGTGTTCCCGTATCGTCGCCACGATGGCTCGCTCGTTGGCTATGTGTTGCGGCGCGATCTGCCTGACGGCGGCAAGGAAACGCCGATGGTCATGCGCGTTCGCCTGCCGGATGGGCGTGAATGCTGGTCGAGGTTCCCGTTCCCGAAGCCGCGGCCTCTATACGGCTTGGAAAAGCTCGGCGACGGGCAAGTCATCGTGGTTGAGGGAGAGAAGTGCCGCGACGACTATGGGGCCAAGACAAAGCGCAATGTCGTGACGTGGCCGGGCGGGTCGAATGGCATCAATCATGTCGACTGGACGCCTCTGGCTGGTCGCGATGTCGTAATCTGGCCCGACGCCGACGGGCCGGGGATCGCCACGGCGGAAGATATCGCCGGGATTGTCCACGGCGTCGGCGCTCGGCCGCGCGTCATCGATCTCGCGTGGTAGCATGCCGTATACATTTGAAGACTGGCAAGGCGGATCTCGGCCGCCGAAGGGATGGGACGTGTCCGACGCGCTTCGCGACGGATGGTCCAACGCCGACATTGATGCGTTCCTCCGGGCAAGGGTGCGCCCGTGGTCCCCACCTGCCCATGACGGCACCACAGGAGCGCGTGCGCCCCTTCGGGCTGTCGATGACACAGGATCGAAGCTAGAGCCGTCTACGGCCGCTGTAGAGGCGCGCACGGTCGAACAGGCCAAGCCGGAGCCGGCGACGGTCACGACCTTGCATTCCCGGCAAACGTTCACGTCGGACGACGGTTGGAAATCAAGCCTCGTCACGAACGAAGAAGGCAAGGTAAAGCCGGGCGTTACGAAAAACTGGTCGCTGTTTTTGGAGAATATGCCGGCGACGAAAGGCGTGTTTTCCTTCGATGCTTTCTCAATGCAGATCATGCTCATGCATTGCCCCCCATGGGAAAGAGAGGGATCGTCGTGGGAGCCGCGCCCTCTGTCAGATCGCGATACGCACGAAGCCGTCCAATGGCTCGAAACCTTTTACATGACGCCGAAGGCCTCAAACATCCTTGGCGTCATAGCGACGATCGCTGAGCGCGCAAAGTTCGATGCGTTGAACGATTACCTCGCCTCGCTCGAATGGGACGGCAAGGAACGGATTGCCCGTTTTGCGAGTGACTATCTCGGGTGTGCCGGCGACAACTATACGCCGCTGGTTAGTGAGCGGTGGCTGATCTCAAGCGCGGCGCGCGGGCTGCGGCCTGGCTGCAAGGTCGACACGATGCCAATTCTGGAGGGTCCGCAGGGCGCGAAGAAATCGACAGCTCTAAAGTTCCTCTATGGTGAGAGGTTCTTCACCGACAGCCTGTCCGACATTGGCTCGAAGGATGCCAAGATGGAAATGCAGGGCGTGTGGGGGCTCGAAGTCGCCGAAATGCACAAGCTCAATCAGGCTGAAACGAGCGACGTGAAGAAATTCCTATCGCAACAGGAAGACCGCTTCCGCCCACCCTACGGCAAGACGGTCATCCGCGCACCGCGCCGCGTCGTGCTGGCAGGGACGATCAACCCGGAAGGCAATCCATACCTGCGCGACCCGACTGGCGCTCGCCGGTTCTGGCCGCTCGAATGCGGCGTGATCAAACTGGATGAAATCAAGCGCGATCGTGATCAGTTATGGGCCGAAGCCGTGCACAAATTCAACGCCGGACAACATTGGTGGCTTGAAAACGACGGCGAGACTGCCGCGCGGGTCGAGCAAGAGAAGCGCACGGACGTTGATGTCTGGACGGGCGTTATCGCCCCCGCTGTCAAGGCGAGGGTGACGATAACGCTTCTGGAGGTCTTCAAGGAACTCGGCATACCTCACAAGGATGCAAGCCGCCTGCACGCCGATCGTGTTGGGCGCGTGATGAAGAAGCTTGGATGGGAGACATTCAGGGATCGTGAGAATGGGAACGATAGGCTCTCGTTCCGTAACCCAAACGCAAGCGACGAGGCTTTGCGGGCGGAAGAAAATCTAAATGATGGGGGGTGGTGAGAAAGTCGCCCGCTCCCTGGCTCATTCCAGATCTGCGGGCTTCTCCCTCCGGTTTGCCACGATTTCACTAGGGTATGCCCGTAACCCCAAG